CGGTAATCAATCCGCTGTCGCCAGAATCATCACCGCCTGGAATAGCGGGTTCCGTAACTGTTTCCGTAACTGTTTCCTCGACAGCCTCCGTTGGCGCTTTCGGTTCAGTTGGCGCTTTCGGTTCAGTTGGCGCTTTCGGTTCAGTTGGCGCTTTCGGTTCAGTTGGCGCTTTCGGTTCAGCCCCAGTCACCTGGTTAAAGATAGCCTCATAGGCGCGCCCATCTCTCTTCGGAGTATAAGGCAGCTTTAGCGTCGATGTTTCCGGAGCCGCAATAATCTCAATCGAGCCATCGTCATACAAACGATAGGACCATTCCGGATCGAATTTATCCGTGTAGGTCTTACCGGGACCTTTCCCATGGTATCGATCCATCGTAGGGGGGGTGTCCACTTCTGCTGCTGGAGACTCCTCAGCGGCATATAGTTTGTCTAGGAGCTGTTGGTCGGGATCATCTTGCGTCGGGGGAAGTGCGGCTTTGATTGCCTTATCTCTTAATTTATCTTCGAATGCCATTGTCTCATCCTTCTTAACCAGCTGGGGTATCTTCTAACTTAAAACAAATATAACGCATTGAGCGGACTTGGACACGAGCTTGTTTTGCACCAGAAGCAATTCGTAAGCTTCCTCCATACCATCCACGTGACACCCCGGTATTGCTACCTGGATACCGAAGGGGGCCTAGAGCTGGCACCGAAGGATTAATCAAATTCTCACCGCGAGAGACACCTAATGCGCAGTGGCCTGACCATTCTCGATGACGTAAATAATCGAACCGGCCCGGTCCTCCGACCTCTTTACTTGGAAATTGACTATGCGTTTCCAACCCAATATTAATCTGCCCTACACGCCGTCTAAGCGCATCAGAGTAATCTGCTGAGGCCCCAATTCCAGGCACATATCCGTAATTAGTGGGTGTTTTAAGAAAAAAACGAATAGCTGCATCCTCTTGAGCAGTTTCAGTAATATTAAAGGGTATCACCCCGCCTGGTAAGCGGCCAAACATGATTGCCTCCCCATCGTGAGTCCACCGAATATTCCACGTAAAAAGAATAAAGGCTTTCTCATACGGATTATAAAAATTAATGGAGGCCCCTGGAATTGTGAGGAATGAATCATGTTCGGCACTGCCCTCGGTGCCTTCGGTGCCTTGATATTCAAAATCAAAATCGGCAGGCTCCGGCTCCGATGGATAGATATCCTGTGTAGCATTTTCCCAGTTGCAGAATTTGGGGAAAAGAGATTTAAAGTAATCCTGATTTAGAGTACCACCTACCATACGCCCTTCTGTTAGGGCACTAGGTTGTATCGCTTCTCGCGAAACCTTAGTATCGGCCTCCTTATTATCCCGCTCTAGCCAGCCATTAAGAAGCTCAAAAGAAACGGCATCTGGAAGAGGCGTGTTAAAGACTTGGGGAGTATAAAAGTTCTGACTCAGACTCGCCGCATCTGCGGGAGTCCCATCTATAAAAGTATTTAGAGTAAGATCGGGCATTAGGGTATCAACCGTTTAATGTTTTCACCCGCATGAAGAGGGAATACTGTAAGATTGCCTTGACGGATAAAGCTCATTTGGGGCAGACCCACATCAAAAAGACCATCTGGAGGACCGCCATAACCAGAAAAAATATCCCAGCCGGGTATTGGGTCATTCGCATAAGAACCGGGTTGAACCGGACCAGGCCAAACTATCCACTGACCGATTGCGACCCTCACACCTAAAAGGGGGCCAGTCTCAGGGGAGACTCTCTGCCCTGAAGCTAGCAAATCCTCCTTTCGAATAACTGTTCGAATTGAAATATCAATCCAACTTTCTTCTGAGGCGTGCTCATTTAGCCATTCATAAGGCGCAACAGTGGTTCCATCATTTCCAGCCGTATTCTTGAAAATATTAAGTGCAACAGAAGGTGATGGGGCACGAGTATGACCTGCATTTGGAAGGGTCTTTTCTGAGACAAAACGAATCGTCCGAGGAACTATACGCCATACCATATTCTCCGTTCCAACACCAGAAACACCTGGTTCCCAATCGTCAACGTAAGTTAGAATTTGAATACAAAAAGCCGCATAAAAACGTGTCCCCAAAAAGGGACGCATGTCACCCGGCCCTTCACCGTCAGCTCGTTGTCGTACAAGATTTTTAAACTGGAAGTTCGCAAGTACAACTAGTCCTTGTGCCCAGACTTCCTCTTGAGCAAGCGCAGTAGGTTGATCTAAATACAAGTGATTTTGATCATCTTCGCTTAGGAGATCCCCAAAACACAGCGCGAGAGTGTTATCCGATCCCCCGCCGTCAGCCCCCGCTCGTAACGGCAACCAATAGTTATTATCACTGATAAGGGTTATTCCCGGCGCGAGTTCCCCTGGGTAATTACCTGGAACCCAAGTGGACGGGGGATCTTCCGCTAAGTTTAGCATGGACTGGGCCCCTGGAATTGGATGTTCGTTTGCGGCAAAAGTTAGGGGGGGTCCCGTAGTATAGGTATCCCCGGCGACTTGTATTAGAAATGGGGTTTGTGGTTGGGCAGTATTTACAACATATCCAGCTAGGCTAGGGAGGTGCGGAGATCCAAGTCCTTCTGAACCAAATTGAATATCTGGTCTTAGACTCTCTAAACCGGTCTCTACAGCAGAAAAGCGTGTATTCAATGATGCTGCGTCATAGGGTTGTCCCTCTAGATAAGGGACAAAAGTAATCTCAGGCATAGTGGACGCCTTCTAATTGCAGGTCTTCGGGCGTATCAAGACTCTGACCTTCTTCCTCTTCTAGAGTAGGAAGAGGAACCTGTTGTGGTTGTAGGTCTTCTTTTTGAATAAGAATTCTCTGCGTTTTAGACCGACCCTGGTCTTCTTCTTCTTCTTCTTCTCTCATTTTATCGAGCTTTCGTTTTTGTGCTGCTGCTACCGTCCCCCCTACTTGTAGGAGTGCAAGCCCTGCTTTCATCACTGCTGGTGGAATAACCATATTCACCTCAAAATTTCTATAACGATTAACTCACGATTTGTTACCCATTGCAAGGGAAGCGGAACATACTCAAATCCAGGAGTCGCGACATTCGGATAGACATTTCCGTCATTCCAAGCTTCAAGGGACGCAGGCCGTCTTGATTCTAGGGGCTTAGGGACTCTAGCAACAACCCTAACGGTGTGAACCCCAGGAGCGATAGAAACAAGCGCCTCTACCACGCAAGGAAGACGATCTCCCCAACACCCAGGGGTAGACCCCCGAAGAGGTCCCCATACATTTTCAGGAAGCATCGGAAGAGGGGGTGTACTCTTCCACTGCCTAAAAACAGTAGGGTCTTGAACAGAACTTTCGCCTGATCCCAAAATTGATTCAGGGATAATAGTACCGTCCACCTGAATAGCAAACTCAGCCCCAGCACTCCTTGTATTGAGAGCTAGCCTCCCCCCCTCACTATGAAAGACAGCTTCTGTGGGATCATCCAATCCAACACCGTTCCATGTCTGCTTATCAACTCGCTGTTGAGGAAAACCAAACCAAGAAGTTCCGCTACTATATTGAAAAGATGCCATAATCCACAGCTTCCCGCCTTTAGACGTGAACTGCATCTCAGTATCACTCTCAATAGATGCTCCCCCAAAAGGAATGGGATTCCAGCCTCCATCCTCGTTCAACTCAAATGAGAAGGTTTGCATCACCTCATCATCAAAATCATTCTCTAAATCAAAGTTAGGATTTATGATATGAGCCGTCTGGTTAATTACATACGCAGCGGCATCTTCTATTGAATTTACGATCTCATTTGTTTCAGTGGGCCCTAAATCAACTCGGAATAAAAATCGATCATTCCAATTCTGCTCATTCAAAGAACCCATCTCATCAATGATCTCAATAAAATTATCATTAATATCCATAACGGACAACGAGTGTTCGGGTTTCATATTGTGGAGTGTAAATTTCCAAGCCATATAAACCTACCCGCTAGAAACTGGAATACGAGCGCCACCGCTCCTCTTGGGTTGCTCATCGAAGACGAGTCCCAAGAATTCCCAGTCCCCTGTATTATATATCCGAAGTTTAAAGACCTCACACGAAGGTACGTAAATAAATGCACGTACCCAATAAGGTCTGCGTCTAATCCAAAGAGAGTCAGTGCCTAAAAGTGTGTCGTTATAGAATGGGGGGAGATCGTCATCAGGAACTAAATCAGTAGTTACAGTCTCGATTACTGTCTCACGCCAATCTCGACATACCTCTACGGTTAAGTCCCCCTCTGTATCAAAGGGAGGATAGGACGCTGTATTTTTCTTTGTTTCTCTTAACCAAAAATAAACTGTCAAAGCTGTTGCACGTTCTCTCCCCGCTAGCCCTGTTAGCCACGCGGTCTCAACTAAAGCAGGACTTCGAATTGGTATATAAGCTTGATTCTCATGATCGATAACCCAGACGTTATAGTCGGGAGGCTCAACTGGAGATGGATTATATACTCCATACCCATCTTCGGGCCCAGAGCTAAGTGGGGGTTGATAAAGATCTCCATTCCTAAACTGACGACCAGCCGCTAACATATACTGACGGTGATCTCGGGTAACACAGAGTCCTGTAACAATTATATCATCACGTTCCCGCCACCCTACCCCATCATATACGAAGCATAAATCATTCTCTTTTGAAGAGTAACGAGCTACCCAACATCTATACTCACCTGTCTCCGCATCTATCGCTGCACAAGCTTGGCGAAGTCGACTACGGTTAAGCGTCTTCAGTGTGCGCTCAATAGGCGCACTAATTGGATTAATTCCAGCTGAACTATAAGTATAAAAACCCGAATAAGATAACCAAATAGTCAAACCTGTTTCTGTCGTAGAGAGAGAATTTGGTGCTGCGCACCCCACTGTGGCACTTACTGTCTGGCTCTTAAAACCGTCCCCTGAACTGTTCGGGGTAAAAAGGTATGTACTCCCAGAGGTGAAAACGAGTAGTCCCTGGGCACAGCGCCAGAGGCCCGTGACCTGCGCTCCGGTAGGGTCTGGGAATATATAGTCATCTTTAAGAAAAGTACCCCACCTACCGGGCATTGACCAACGAACAAGGCCCTCTTCTGCTGTCATATTTGCAATAAAGTGCCGACCGAAAGCGGCCCGAGAAAGCTTAAACTCCGGGATAGGTATAGGCTCCTTTACAGGGATAAACAGCCACGAATCAGGTACATTGTCAGGAAAAAAAGAAGTATCGTTATCAGGAATTGTCGCAAAATTAGCTCCCCCTTCTGCTGCGTAAGATCGCATCATGAATAAGCTGGATGTTCCTGAGTGGTCTAAATCTTTCGTACGACAAAGAATCCGTCCAATAGTCCTTTCTGGTCCAGCCTCAATACCACTCCATGCGACTTGCTTCAAAACTAAATCTATTTTCCCCGGACTAACTTCCGTTACTATGTCTTCTTCTGTTGAATCTGTAGTCTCACTATATATAAAAGAAGGTTGCTCAGTAATATAAACCTCATTGCTACGCCCTCCTAATGGGGAGAGATTACCCCAGCGATCTATCCATTGAATTGCTGCTTGATAACGGCAATTTAAGACAATGCCATTCACCCCCACATCACCCGGATTTGGCTCGACTGTTCCCACCCGTCCATACCCAAAGTCACGATGCATAGCCGTTTTAAACCCCTGCTGACTATCATGTGCGTATGAATCATTATTCAAAAGGGGATCTGCAAACCCAACTTCAATAGGATTACCGAAGGCTTCGTCTACTAGAGGGATCTCCTCTCCGTAGATGTAACGATCAGGATAGTAGGTTGTAGTAGCAATATCAAAAGTGCCCCGCTCTAATCGGGCGTAAGTGACATAATCTTCGGTCGAAGCCGGTCCATGCCCTGTTGGAGGACCCGGAATCTCTGTATACCCCAACTGGGCTACGCACTTACCATCATAAAAATAAGCGCGCCCCCCCTGGGGAACAATAATAATCCCAGTATCTGTCACCTCAAACTGTGTTGGAAAACGTGGAGCATCATCATTAAGCCAGGACTGAACGACCAAAAGAGATAGGGGATTTTGACCTACAAGGGGACGCCAACCATGCATCCAACCCTGAAGCTCCCATATTGTACTATGCGCCTCTAAAAGAAGAACATCCCGATTATAGGTAGGTAGTACGGCATGGAAAAGTCCTTTCGTAGCTAGGAGCCCCTCCATAGGAAAAATAGGCCGACCACTATTCGGTGGAAGGGCCGCAGCTAGATTCGGATTATACGGCACATATGGACACGGACCACGAATTCCACGTAAGGTCCCCTCCTCGGTCGGCACCATATTACGAATATGAGAAGCAATTGTATCCGCTAGAATAAACTTATTACTTTCAACTCGTAATGAGAGCGTACCGGAAGTAAGCCGATTACGCTTTGTCGCCATAACATCCCCCTTATTTCTCTAAGGCAAGACGCTTTTTCCGACCTGGTTTTTTCGTGGGTGTAGTCTGGGCACCTGGAACTGAAACGAGTTCGAGATCCATCCCGCCATTGTAATCATTGTTAATCCGCATAGGAGCGTGACCGAAGCGTTGGAATAGCCCGTGGGATATTCCATTCTTCATCTCCGTTGCTAGCATCATTCCGTATGATTCTGGCTCGTTTTTAACTCGGTAGATTGCACCGCAAATAAAATCCATCACTAACTCCTGGGATTAAGGTAGTGTCCACCACTTACGCAAAGGACGTGTCCGCCTGAACCCTGCTTTCGCTCTTGAAAGGCGTTTAAGATGGGGGTTCGCTTGGCTCTGTAGGTTACCATATCTCTTCTTTAAATCAAAAATGCCCCTATCATAGCGCTCTCGCATCTGCCTAGCCATCTCGGGTACGCCTTCTGCTTCATACCAATAAGAAGCAGCTAAGTCAATTAAAGCATTACAGGCTTCAGCATGGACAAGAGGGACATCTTGATCGTCAATGAGCTTTGGTGGGCGGCGCAGACAGCGGACTTTGAAATTATAAGTCTTATCGGGAATAGGATAAAGGCCCATTGATTGATAACCATGAACATCTCTCAGCCTTCGATTATAGTCAGGATGTACCTGCCCATCGTCGATGTAAATCCCCCTATTCGAGTCGGTAACCTGCATCTCGGCCAGTAAATAATATGCATCTGAGATTTCAATGTGGCCAGAAGGAGCTTGTAGAACGCCATCAACTTCAAGAGAAGTATAAGTCGCCCCTTCTAGATGGGGCGGGGCAGCCGCCCGCAGAATTTCATAGTTTGTCCAGTCCTGTGTGTGCCTCCGTCGATAAATCCGAATCCGAACTCCACAGTGATCCGCAAAGGGACGCCGGAAAGAACGTGTGAGATGGGAATCATCTTCATACAGCCCTGATCCAAGCATCCCAAGCATGAAAGCAATGTTTGGAACTTGGAGAGTTACCGCCTCATTAGTACCGACACCCCCTTCTGGGTCAAGCCTTACCGTAACCAGAGACGAGATGGGTGACGGAGCAGATTCCCATAGGGGCTCTCGAAAACGATTGGAAGAAGGATGCCAGGGAACTACATTACCTGAAGTTTCCCCTGGGGTTGTGGGTTCATAGTAAGGCCAAACTCCGAAAAAGGTATTACGACCATTCTGGAGGAAATTATTCGTATAGTCTTCATCGAACATGCCTGGGCCCGGATTTCGATTATATAAGTTTCTAGATCCAATACAGTAAGTAACGAGATAACTAAACGTACCCGCAGGCTCAGGACCATGCCAATGGATATTTGAAGACTCCCAAACGTTAAGACTAGCAATAGGAGCTGTATTTGGGGCAGGTAACTGGAAGTGGGATCTACGATAAGCAACAGAAGGTATACCACTCGCCATCTCAAAATGATCTGTCAGCGAGAACTGTTCCGCTTCTTCCTGAAGAATTATATCCACAGGATAAGTACGCTGATCATCATTAATGACAACAGAATGAGCCTTAATCATATCATCAGGAAAATAGTAATTCTCCGTATAGACACGGTACTTAAACGTAGTTGTGCTGTAATCAAATTGTTCAATCGGAAAAGGATTCCATAAAACAATCCAATAACTAAGCATATCAGGAAATCCCTCAACTGCCTGCGCCTCAAACCAAACCTCCCGAATTCGATTCGTATGCCATTTCCCATCAGGTCCATAGAGATCGATATTCCTACCATCCCACGAGCCATCAATCGGAGGTACGACGCCACCAGCAGCCACAAACTGTTGCCAGAGCGCAGCAGAAGCTGCGAAGTTCCAGGTCAAAACCCAAGGATTGGGGGCCCATGAACGAATACTTTCATTTGTATCCTGGGTGGTATTCGCACCAACAGGTAATACCCCAGCAGTATCGGCTTGTTCGTCCGCATTTCTCTGAGTGGCAATCATGCTGGGGGTCTGAGTCCCAAAGGTAAGACGGTCTGCAATACCGATACCCGACGCCTCAATAACCGGTACTAAAATAGGATTAATCCCATTTGCCGTACTGCACTCGTCATTTGAAAGGACATCGGGTAGAGTCGAAAGTTTAACCTCTGACTCAAAGAAACAGAAAGGGGCCTCTAAACAGAGTTGTTCGTAAGCACGATTAATAAAACCATTGGTACGAGTTACCGCTTCAGAACTGGTAGTTGGAGCCCAGTCAATCTGATTAAAGATCCTCGTCCGGATTTCAGCAAGGTTCATCCGCCCCTTTCCCTTTCAAGCTTTTAGCCAGAACAATCTATAATAGCCATGCCAGGACCAGGAGCCGCGATAGCTGTCGTAATCCCAAACCCAGGCTGACCAATAACACCCTCGTCGCTTAATCCGGGAACTCCCGCTGCGGTCGGGATAATGGGAAGACCACCAATCGTCGGCGCGGTGTAGACTACCTCAGCTGCCCCTTTCCGTAGAAGAAAACCGAAGAAACCAGCCGGAATGGGGTATTGAGCTACGCCAAGAACTATGCGTTCGCTTGCCGGAGCAGCTATCACAGTTGTAGCAAAACAAACTGGAAGTCCGGGTGGCCCTGGGACCCCGGTAAGCAGTTCGCGCTGACAAAGTGCTCCAGGCAATATAGGAGCACCACTTGAGTTGAATACATAGATCCACTCTTCATCACCCGCACCAGAGTTATTAACTGGAATAGGGCCCCCTCCAAAATCGATTGGATTCTGGCTTGCAGGCTCTACATGGATAAATCCAAGTGGTGCCTGTGCAAACCGACCAATCGCAGCGGTTACCGGGACTGGCAGATCTGCGCCTGGGTTAAGTGGGTCTGGTTGACCTGTTGCAGTGAGATGGTCAATCCCCATAGCTGTACGTGACATAATAAACCTCCTTTAAATCATCCCTATGGGATGGAGCCGCCTTCAATACAGCCGTTGGCTCGAAGTTGAGTGGTGTGCATACCCATCATGAGTACAATTTCATAACGCCAGAGGTCTTGTTCCGGAATACGGAACGGGCCTCTTACTGCAAAGTCACCTTTCGTTTCACGATTCGCATCATGACCGAGGGTGTATGCGTGCCAAGTGCCGGTCTTCATCATGTAGATGACACCATCTCTTCCTGCACCACCGTTAAAGAGTGCCGGGACAATGGAGTCTTCCAGGTAATAATCCGCATCGAGGAACTTTGTCCCCTGTCGGACATTAGCAGGAGCCTTATCCCCTTCTACTTTGCTTACCCGAACCTGATCGTCCAAGTCTTCAATGTAGTTAAGATAGCTTTCCTCATCACCGAGAAGTAGGTCAACTGGACCCAATGTTTTCCCTTGACGAGAACAGGCATAATAAACACGACGCATTGTAGACTTACCGTCCACAGCAAACGAAGTAATCTGGCCGTACTGGTTAACCCAACCGGGTACTGTTCCTGGGTTAAGGCCAAATCGAGGCAGAACCTGCGCCGCAGGGGCCGCAAACTCGAATGCACCGTTACGAGCAATACCATCTGGGTTATAGGTGGCGTCACCATTAAGCGTAAGAAAACCACCCACGTTGAGGCCGTTTCCTGTTCCCATTTGGTCTGCAATCCGTTCATGGAAGTCACTAAGCGCAAGCTCAGGGTAGTTCTTCAGGATCTTTGCAAGGTCCATCTCCCCGTTAGCTTCGGCCAAGTCCTTACCAGGAACATCGAATGCATAAATTAAACGAGGTGCATATGTATTACCTCGAACCGCATTCTGACGACGACCACCGGCAATAACCTCTGAACCAGTGAGTACTTGAGTAACATCACCAGGACCATCAGTTACAACGGCAAATTCACGCCACGGACCCTGTAGGGTTTCTCGTGAGAGATTCCCTTTATTTACTAATTTCTCTAGGACTGGATGCCATTGAACAAAAAGTTCGGAGTAACTTGGCATCAACTCCTGGAGCGCAGTTGCTAGGACATCAGGCGAAATAGCCATTGTCTCCCCCTATCGTTTGTGTAATTTTAAAGCTCTAGCGGATGCCATAGCCCTACTTTCTTCCAAAGACTTTGCGTCACCCATCCCTCTGCTAGAAGCATGTGGGGTAGTCCGACTAACGGCACCCGACGTGATTGTAGCTGCGGGACGAGGTTGCGGTTTTTGCACCTGGGGGGGAGCTTTCTCTGCAAATTTAATAGCGTAAGAAGCGGGAACACCCTCCGATTTAGCCTTTCGGGCAATCGTAGCAGCTTCCGGGGACATTTTTAGAATTTTATCCGCCGAATCTAGATCCCATCTCTCATCAAGAAGTTCTGAAAAAAGTTTATACTTAGCTTCATCCTTTAAGATTTCAGGACGCGCACCTACGAAGACCTCTAGTTGCTTCTCTGCTTTATCAACATGATATTTATAAACAGCCTGCTCGTAAGCCTCATAGTTCTGTTTTGTTGTATCCCAGCCGTTCTGAAGTTCTTCTTGCTTCGCAAGAAAATCAGCTTTTTCTGCGTCCCAGCTAGTTCTACTTTCTTCAAACTCTTTAATACGGGGATCTTCCGAGCCAGTCAAAATAGAATCATAAAGCTCTTTCAGATTATGATGATTCTTCTTTAGAATCTCATTGTATTGAGTATAATGCGAAGAAATCTTATCTGCCCATGGCCTAATATCTTCTGGAAAAGTTTCGGAGCTACCTTCCCACCCATCCCAATCGAACGATTCATGCGTAACCGCTGACTCACTAGCAACAGGGGCCTCACTAGAAGAAGCAGAAGCGTCAACTTCAGCCGCAGGAGCCGCTGGTGCAGCCGCTGCCGGTGCCGCAACTGCCGGTGCTTCGGCTACTGGGGCTGCTACTTCTGGTGTTTCACTCATGCGGTTGTCCCTTTAAAGCATTTTTGGCTGCGTCCAATCGAATAACTACCATTTTAGGTTGAGGAGGTAAGAAACTCTCCCGCTGCTGTACGATTGGTTTTAATTCATAGCCGCTTTCTTTTAGCCTAGCCATAAATTCTTCTGGGTTTGCAGGAGGATTATCAAGAATCTCTTGAAGGGGATCTGAGGAGGAAACCTGTTCTTTGGTTTCAACCTCAACTTCTCCCGACATTGGACAAGACCCGTCATGCATGGACATCTCCCCCCATTGTTTTACTCAAAAGATAACCAAAAATCAATTCGATAGCTCCTGCTTCTTCTTCCTTTCTTTCCGCAAATATGCCTTTTTATCTGCCCTATCACTGAAACCCTGTAGCTTTGCTTTTCTTTCTGTTTTATTTCTTGCCATATCTACATGGTTGCGCCAACTCGTATCATCCTTAGAATGAAAAGCTAAATCTGGGTTAGCTTCCTTATACGCCCTAAGCTCGCTATTAGATGTGAACTCGCGCCCAATGGATTCCATCTTGAGCGGTTTTGACGGCATAGGGCCAATAGTAAGAACGGGACCGATAATAGTACGAGCACCTTCGCCACAGGTGGGGCAGATGATAGTGTCGTTGAGTCGGAAGAAGATGTCATTGGTTCTCTGCTCACAGCTTAAACATTTAATATCATATAACGGCATTGTCTCTCCTACATTGGTTCGAGCCCTGAAAAATCCGGCATAGCTCCCCTTTGGGGCACCTCATCCTCATCTGCTCGATGAGCTTCAACCTGTCCATCATTATAAACCCACTCCCACCTTTCGCCATTTTCAGACTCGAAATAAATACGATTGGGAATACCATCTTGATGTTCTTGCGATGTACTTAACAACCTCGGTCTGTCGTCAAGTAATGACCACATATCATCAAACGCATTTTTTACCGCAACCTCTGTCCGGGGGTCTGGGAAATCTGCATCCTTAATTTGAGCGTTGATAGTCGCCTCGTAATCCCCCCACTGACCGCCTGGGGGACCTGTATAGAAGCCCCGGAGTTCAGTGATGACACCCTCTCGTGCGCGCTCGATAGCGTCTGCGGCGGCGCGGGTTCGTTTCTGAGCAAGCTGCGATTGTTCCAGCGATGCTTCGTTAACCTTCGCTGCAATCGCTGCATAGTCTGGGGCAGGAGTCGGAACCTTGTCCCCCATGTAGCGGGTATACTCTTTCGAGCCTGGTTGCTCAGGAAGTAGTCGAATCCCCTGATCTTCAAAGCCTACAACAGCATCCCCTTCAGGCGTAAAATCCCCTACGTAAAGCTTCTTAGGGTCTGAGCCCGGTGAACCTGTCATCGCAAAGGATTTCTGTGGGTCTTTCGGGTCTTGGCTAATGACATTCAGGTCCCACGAATGTTTGCGTCGAGGCTCTTCAGATGGCTCTAAGGCTTTTTTAGCCGCTTGTGCTCTCAAAGCATCTAAATCATCTTCCGGCATCACTTAGCTCCTGGGAATCCTGCGCCTTCAAACCCTGCGGCTGCTCCTTCAAACCCATCTGATACGGAGGGCATTGGAGAACCTGGGCCACCACCGGGGAAGGGGGGTGTCGGAGGTTCCTGTGTCCCTGGGGGTAGGGCGCCAGTTGCCATTGTATCTTCAGAAGGTGGCTCCATTGGACCCATACCTGCACCGGGAGGCATCTGAGCGTCTGCCTGCTGGGCTTCCATAGCTAGGTCCCGCATGAGAAGTAAGTCGAGCAGCTTGACTACAAGTTTTTCTTTATCCACATTAGGTGCTTCCATAAGAAGCGGGAGGTATTGATTGATGTTTCGAAGCTGTATGAGGCGATGGTTTTCCGTAGGGGAATAGGCAATTGCCTCGTAATCATATTCTAGGGCCCCTTGCTCTGCCTCCTCACTCAGCGTTCGTAGCTTTAAGGCTTCTCGATTTGCCTCAATAACCTTTGCGCTATCCGTTAAACGAATAGGTAAGAGACTATCAGCCGGAAGGAATTCATCATAGAGAGAAACAATTGCTTCCGCTGCACGCTGGATAATATCTTCTAGCTTCCGAATTCGACGTCCGTTCCTTGTTCGAGTAGCCGTATCGGCTAGAGCTACTTCGGTTGCTACGTCTGTAACCCCAACCACACCCCGGCTATACTGGGGTATCCCTAGTACAAACTCAATAATCTGGACCGCACGCTCTCTCATAGCAGTGAACCCAGGCTGAAGCTGTGGCGTTGGTGTGGTATGGATCAAGTCTCGCAGAGGAGCGTTAGCAGTCCCCGCTATCTCGATCATAGAGCCCGGTTCAGTGGCATTTCGAAGAGCATTCAAAATCATTTCAGGATTATCAACGAGCCCTGTATTGACCATCATTACCGGGATACTCGACTGAGCGTGCCATAATTCTAATGTATCTAACTCGTTTAATCTCTCTTGTGTAGAAGCAATTAACTTAATATCACTCAAACCACCAAGGTCTAACATGTTGTCATTAAAAGTTAAACACGTAAAGGGGTTCCGAATAAAACGATAAGGAAGCTCGCCTACAAATAAAGGGTCATCCGAATCGTCTAGGAAATGGTAATACTTCCCCTCTCCCTCAAAATCATAGAACTCATAAACAGTTACCCATTCATAGACTTCTTTAGAGGCATCGTTAAACAGGGATTGGTCGTTAGTATAATCCCGTAGCCAACTAGGATACCCACCAAACGAAGCCTTGTCGGCAACCTTTGAATTGTAGCGGCCATCCTTTTTACCCCTGCGTTTCGTCCGAACCTCAAATTCTGCCCGAGTAAGCACGGTAACTTCGACTAGATAACGAATATCGTTCCACCGTTGAGCCGACATATCAAAGAAAACAAAGCGTGGGTCTACTGAAAAGAAATCCGGAGACTGACGCTTAAAATTCCAAACAGCTTTCAAAAAAGAACGACCACAAATCGCGGCATGAGATGACATATTCCATACGATAGAATGCATCTTAATCCGATTGAATGTGTCATTAACGAGAGCTTCCCGATAATATGCGGCTTCTCGTAACTTATCCCTCCGTGCGTTTACGGTAATCTGTGGGTTTGTCGGACAAACATTCGCGATCATCGTATCGATGTAAGCATAAGGATAGTTTGTTTCTAAGGTTACGTCCTCGTTCGTTTCCGTAAAAGTACTCGCCCCTTGAGGCAAGTCTTCCTGCGTATTGCCCCAGAACTCACCCACATACCAAGACCGATACTTGTCCCACTGGTTGCGTTCGCGCCGCATCTTAGACTGATGAGTATCGATGATCCCACGAATCTGCTGCCCTGTTAGTCCCATTATTAGTTACCCCGTTTTTAATCGTCTACAATACTTAACGCGCCAGGGATGTCATCGACAAGACTTAACGCACCAGGAGAGCCTTCTGGAAAAGATAAGGAGCCTGGAGGTGCGGGGTCACCATACTTTCCCCCACCTAATGGCCACTGTACAATGTCTTCATCAAGCACCCGCGCCTTAGCAGGCGAACCTTGGCGAGAATAGTCCATCAGCTTACCCTTGGGATCAATCGACTTTAGATGTTTGTTAAATATATTCTCTGGGGACCAATAGTCCTTTTCAAGTAGATCCGACTTTCTTGTGAGAGCCCCCACCGTGTCGTCGGTGGCATTCATATGAATGCCTTCAATGCCACCGGGTCCGGGGTAGGTACGAGGGGAGTAAAGTACGGAGGGCCCAGGGGTCCCTCTGGGGCGACTGAAGAGGCGGATCTTGCCCTCGCGCCCTAGTTTGGCTAGAACTTCTTTGACTTCAGGGTTGTAGACCCGATTTGGTGCGCCGTCATCGAGGAGGTCAGGATATTTGGTGTTACCTCGTTGAGAAAAACGCTTGCTATTTTCTAACCTGTCTACAGCCACCCTGCGCTCGTATTTGTCTAGGTCATCGGGCAGACGCCTTATCTCATCTTGAAGGCGTGCGTGCTGAAGATTATTATATCTTTGTTTATATAATTGATTGATCTCCCTCTCCGTAAAATGCAGTTGACCGTGGAGCCCATTTTGCCGACCCTCATCCAGACTCGAAATAATGTCTAGAACAATATCCTCGGGGGTAGCTTTGCTTGCCTGCTCAAATAACCGCTGTCGCGCTTCTTCCCGTTCAACGAGTTCCAATACCTTCTGGTAGTGTTCGACTTGATTGTCGTAAGCAAAAGGATTGTTGGCTTTAAGCTCGTCTAAGGCAGCCAGGAACTTCTGCTTCGCAGCCTCGGGAATTGCTGCTGATATTTTGCTAATACCATGACGCGCAAATTCTTTGGGGGCTGGGATGAAAGCGATAGCAGCTTGTGCGACTTTCCCTGCTCCACCTAACGCTGCGTTAGCGGCAACCTCTGTCGCAGCAGCTTTCACGAAGTCTTTTTTGGCCTCATGGGTCTGCTCCGGAGTAGACATACGTTGAGAAAGATCCCCTGAATGAATACCAGGAGCTTCATCTAGTTGAGCTTGCTTCTCTATCTCGGGATCTGGATTGGCTAAAGCCCATTCTTCTGCCTCTGCAAGCGGACCTTTAATAAGCTTATCAGCCTCAAGGGCATTCTTTGCGGCCTGTTCCCGCATTCTTTTGAGAACAAGCTCCTGTGACTCTGCCATTATTTCCCCGCTTTAGACACATTCCTCGCAAAGTTGGCCCTCTGTTTTGTCAACGGTGAGGCGGTTGAACCAGGAGCTAACGCTTGATCTGCGTACTCTTTTGTTGTCTCTCCACGCTCTTTTGCAGCTTTAGAGAAAGCGCCAACGGTTCCCTTCTTCTTCATCTTATCGGTAGCCTTACCGATCCAATCTTCCTTATCTTTGTCTATCGCATTCTTAGCCGCCTTCTCTCGAAGCGCCTTCATTGAAAAAGGCTCCGTACGACCTAGCGTCTCTCGCCAACCCGGTCCACGATTGTTACTTGCCATGACTACTCCCTAAGCGAGTGCGTTTTTAGCTGCTTGTGCAGTAAGCGCGTTCAAATCGAAAGCCTCTTCTTCGGGTGGAGGACCTGGAGGGCCCGCTTCTGCTTCGAGTAGAGCACCGATGTCCACCTCACCACCGGGTATAGGCTCTTCGATAGCTGCGCCTTCCGCTAGTATCTCCCCGCCAGGAAGCTCTTCCGCAATACCTATATCCTCGATAAGTTCACCACCACCCCCCATAGAAGCTTTATGCTCCTTCAAAAGAGCTAGTCCCTCTTCGTAATGAGAAATTAGAGCATCAATATCAGGACCTTTCGCTCCACGGGACTCATTCCTACGAGCTTCTTCGGTAGTAGATGGGTCTTTGGTAGCAAGCGCACCATCCTTCTCCCCCAGAGATTCATCGAGTTTATCGTTATATCCTTGTGCCATGAGAACTCCTTACTTTTGTTTTCTGTTCCGAATGCTTCGGTAAGTAAATTTGCGTCGGGATTTTGATTCGCGTTTTGCCTCATCTTTCCGGTACGCTTGGATACGATCGTATGACATATCCTTAAAAAGTACAACATTCTCCAACCCATCCGGGACGGGTGTGCCCTTTAGACGACGTGGGCAACGACGTGCAGCCACGATAGCCATTTGTAACGCAGAGATTTTATCCCAGTGATGCCTCTCGCGCCTCCTTTTCCCTGGACCATCCCCCAATAATATCTCCGCAGAGGCTGCTCGTTCCACTCGTTTATCGTGCTTATAACCAGTCAGTTGGGAGACTGTATCTTGGTCATTAAAAAATAAATCATCTCGAAGTGCATCCTGAAGGTAAGAGAGCATCTGGTCTACAGACTTCGATGTCGCTGTAATACCGGGACGGTAAGCTTTTTCATAATAAAGCTTTTTACAATCCATCTCTTCAAGTAGAGCGATAACAGCTGCGCCTACCCCATTGGATTCAACGGCTACAATCGCATTGTTGTACTTATGGTGAGCTTCCATTATTTTCCGCGTAAACGGGATAGGAGTCGTGTGATCTGCATAGCAAGCGACCTGAGTCCACTCCCCATCGTATACCTTGAGAACTTGGAATGCAGCATGATCGCGAGCAGCATAACCAGCAGGGTCCACTCCGATGACATAGATAGCCCCCTCCTGTGGCTGCTCGTACTCCATATACGGAGGCACCCAATTGGTTAATTTAGCCTCCCGATGGCGTTTAAGCAAACTCGGATGGATAACAGAAACACTAGAAGCTAGCCAGCAAGAGAGATCATCAAACGGATAGTAGACCTGGAAGAGATCTGGGTTACGACGAATCTCGGGGTCAATCTCCAGCATTAATCTTCGGAAAGCTAGATGCTCTTTCTTCAGCCCTAGTGGACCAAAACGCTCTAGAAACCGAAGCTCTTCTACATCCAGGGCTGCACCCTTAGGCCAAGGACGCTGATTAAGAACCCCATCCCAGAAGGGGAAAAAAGCGTAGATGTGTCGGGCTGTCCCCAGCTTTGCATCCCGGCATTGGTCGTGCCACCACTCCGCAGAGGGCGCATCCATTGGTGCAGGAGTCGATTCGAGAACCATTAGGGAGTGGTCCCGGTTAATCATCGACGGATAGATTAAGGTAAATTGTCCTGCTGCGTCCGCAAAGTAAGGCACCTCTGAAGCATGGAATGAATCAGGGGATTGACCAATACCAACGGCCCCGCTTTCTCCTGAGAGGACGCGCATCTTTCCACCCGCTTTGGAATCAAACGTAAGCTGACGTGCCTCACGATTAGGGATTGTAGGAGAGCGAATAGTTTCAGGCCAAAGTCCATGGCAAAAGTGAACCCTCGAATGCAGGTATTCTGCGCGCTTTTTATTATCTGCAATACACACATGGTCCCAGCCCGGTGTATAGGCTGCTTTCACATACCCACATAGCTCGGCGGTTAAAGATTTGCCACCCTGACGATACCCCAAAAGAGTGAGCCATTTGTTCTGGCCATATTCTGTCTTCGGTGGATCTGAAAAATAGGTAAGGAGGGTAGCCTGAAGTCGCCCAGTGATCTTAAAGGGATCGTAAGGGACAGCTTGACCCGATGCCTGGTCATGAATATGCGCATACGCCCTCAAACTAATTGAGGGATCTGCTAAGGACTTAAGAGCTTCAGTCGCTTTTTGTGCGTCTGACTTACTCATCCAACCTTCTCAACCCTTTCCGATTCAACATCAATAATTTCTGCATCTGTTGTATAGCTTGCCGTAAGCCTCGGAGCCTCTTGCTTAACAGAGATTAGAGCCCCGATGATATCCATGTAAGCATTTCCTGGGGTCCCCATCGCAGAATTCTTGGTAGCGATGATCGTAAAGATTAGCTCTAGATAGTTCCGCGCTTCTCTCGCGATGACAGGAGTAATGTTTCCCTCTACCAATTCTGCGAGCAGAAATTGACTAAAGTTTAGAACATCTTCATAGTCCTTAACGGGATTTGTCCGTAAGAACTTAGAGATTACTTCGCGCTTATCGAGAGGGACTTGAGCCAACCAAGCAGAGTAATCAGCACCATCACTTGCTGGAGGCGACCTTCTCGTGGGTATCTTTCGCCGTTTGGACATCTTTTTTCCTAAGTCGAGGGGGCCCGACGATTGGTGTCCCCATGGGAGGACGTAACTTCGGTCGAGACGGAAGCAGTTTCAGTTTAGCATAAGACTTAAAAAAGGGTGCGTCTAGGAGAGCCCGGCAAGCAGGAGTTTTCACGTTAAACGGATGGGTCTGTAACGCATCAAAGATTTCAAGGCGTTCATTTAGGGTATAGCCTACGAGTGGAGGAAGGGTAACCAGCGAAAGATCTAGGTTATGACACCATAGCCTGAACTGCGGAATCGAACACAGTGACTCAACCCCGGTTATCATGTCCGCTAGGATGTACTTCCGGTCAATCTGCATCCCCTCTTCCATGATCTCGATAGACATCCCACAAGCATACGCCATCAAAACTGAGACAGCATGGGTATGCCACTTTCCTCGGACGGTATGCACAGATGCCCTTAGTCCTGCGACCTCGTAAGGCGAAGGAACCTCCCCATAGAACTGAAACATCTTTTCTGTGTCACCGGGCCAAGCTTCTGGGGCGACGAAAGCTTGTGGAGACATGATCCACTTCTTGAAAACAGGAGTACCTTCAATCCAAGAAGCAATCTCCACATTCTTTTCTCCTTTCAAAGTGATATAACCACCCGTCCTAAGATTGCCTCGAATTTGCCCCATCGTGAAAAGAAGTTGCTTGACCGCTTTAGGTGAAAACTCCGCAAAGGCCAGGTCACTCTGGAAATGAAGTCCCATATGAATGACATGGTGAACGCAAGCTGTTGAAGGGTAATTACAGGCCCCAGTCGCAAACCGCCAAAGCCTCTCCCCACGCAATCCTGTCGGCTTACCCATTAGTTCCACCTAGCCGACTTCTCGGACCTTTGATTGGCCGCTGGGTTTCTCGGCTTAAGAGCCAATCCCTCCCATGCTCGATGACCACTTTTCTTGCACTGCTTGAAGCCTCTCTCCTTGAGCAGACGACCTAAGTACTTCTTGTTAATTGGCTTTCTATCTCCAGTCAAGTCACACCAGTCTAGGTAGCGTTCATACAAAACCGAGACTTCGACTCGGACACTTGGCCGCTTGACACACCAGTCATCAAGGAATTCTTTAAGGAGATCCATCTCATCCTTGTATTCCTCGGTAGCAACCATGACCTCATCAGGGGTTGAAAGGCCCCCTGCCTGCCAGCGTAAGCAGCCGGCCAGAACTCGGTTCAGAATACCGGGGAGTTCTTCGATGAGTTTGTAAGGGAGATTCTTATCCTGTTTCTCATCGGGGATAACAACCTCGAAGGGGATGAGACGGATTCTTCGCCATATCGCCCAGTCATTTCCCTTGATAATTGGTCGATGGTTTGCCGCGATCCAGAGTTTGTGGGTCGGTTCGAATTCGAAGAAATCCTGCCGCATGAAACGGGCTTTAACCGTTTCGCCTCCGGTGAGTTGCTTGATAAGTGCTTCCGCAAAGTGTCTCCCTCGGTCAATCTCCGATGTCGTTACAAACCTTGCCCCCTGGAGGTCTGCAATTGAGGTTGGGTGGTCGCTCCCCATTGACTTGGAAAGCAATAGTTCAGGTGCAGCCTGCCTTGCATAGTCCCCCATTAGTCGTTGCAGAGTTGTCAGGAAGGTGGACTTACCGTTGCTGCCTGTCCCATGAAGGAAAGCAAGCGTCTGTTCGGTAATCACCCCGGTCATTGAGTATCCCATATAGGCATGAAGGTAATCAACTAGATGTTCCTTCCCTCCCATGATGGTAAGCATGAACTCATCCCAGATTGGGCATTTTGCTTTGTCGTCATACTCCACTTTCGCGAGCTTAGTATGCATATCTTCCCGTTTATGCGCATAAAGTTCCCCTGTTTTTAAGTCAAGCGTACCGTTTAGGAGATTAAGCTTCCAAGGATCTGAGTCTAGCTTCGATGTTTTGATTGGGACACCTGGTTCCGACTCTGCTAGGCTAATCATATTTCTGCGTGACGAGGCTGATCCGGATTTTACGGCCCATTTGAAGAGCTTGTTGGCTTCTGCTGGCTCACTTTGTGCGAGCCCCGAGGCTTCTACGTACATCGCGTCGATAGAGGTCTTCGCATATTGCATGATTTGCTGGGATTCGTCGGGAGCCCAGCGTCTGCCAGTAAAGACAAGCCACTTATGCCACGTCGGGACGTAACGAATGACTTCTTTGTGGGCTCGAACCAACCGTAAAGCGTTTCCGGTGTCCGTATAGCCAGGATTGTTGGGAGTTGGGGCGGCTATAGGGCCTAGTGGGGTGTTTGACGGGGGCTTAGGGGGCTTCATTTTGGTAAACTTTCCCTGAAGCCGGGTCCAACCTGAGTTCCCTTTGCTGTTTTTACTACTATTTCCCTCACAGTCTTCGTGATGGCACCCTGCTGCGATGCCTCCCCGATCGAAGTGAACGATGAAAGCACTTCGGTCCCGATGGTCGGGGTCCCAGGGGCATTCGTCGAATAGCCAGCGGACACCTTTCCCTGGCCAGGAGATAGGGCCAGTAATCCCGTCCTTGAAGTTCTGGTGAATCCATGTAGCTAATTTCGCCCGTTCTGTTCCTGCTGAGCCAAGTTTTGAGCGCGAAGGGTCTGGCGGAATTCTCTTAGCGAGTTTCTTAAGGGATTTCTTAGTGACTCGTTCGAGATGGTCTGGAGCTTTAAGGAGTCGGGCTTTTCTATGGGGGCGTTCCGGGGTTGAGTCTCCTTTCCGGGTAGCGGTTCCGTAGAGCTTCCAGATCCTTGCGGGATTAAAGACTTTCTGGTCTACGATAACTTTATCATCGTCGAATAGGAAGCTTAGGGCCTTGAGACAGCGTTCAACTAGGTCTGAGTCCGAGGGTAGGTCTACGCTGTAGAGGAGATGAGCCCCATTTCCGCTGTCACCAAAGATCGGCTCTGGCCAGCCCTCGGCTCGGAGGTAATAAAAGACTTCTTTGAGCTTATTGAAGGCTGCTTTCTTTTCTTCGTCTGTAGAGCTAACACCAGATACGCGATTCGCGTCTATGTCGATGAGTAGGTAACGATAACCTAGAACATCTTTATCTGAAGTTGTCTTAATTCCCTTTTTGGTTTTGTTTAACGCTCTCGCTAGTAGGTCTTCTTTAATCACTTGTGGGGTTATGTATAAACCATAAGCGCCCGCATTGGAGATGTCTGCTGCTGTGTTGGAAAGAACGTCGAAGTCATCGAAGTAGCCCGCGATGATATTAGGTTTACCGCTGTAATTAGATGGTATGAAGGCGCGAAGCTCTACTATATCGCCCTGATTGAAGAGGGCACCGAGAGCAGCCCGGATTTCCTGTCGATTGGCCTGGAGATTAGGCTCTTGGGAAGTGTTCATTATGTCCTATGGGGCAGAGGGGGTGGGATTCTCGGTGTTCATGTACTGATCTAGAGCAGTTTCATTTACGCGCCACTGGTTGCGCACGCGGAATGCAGGTAGGTCCCCCTCACGGACGAGGGTGTAGACGGTGTGAGGGCAAACCCCCAACCTTCTTGCTGTTTCTTTTACAGTGAGACAGCGGTGGCTGTGTTGGTGTTCGTCTGGCATTGGTTCTCCTGGGTGAATGTTCAGAGCCTAGCACAGATGGACAACCGATGCAAGGGCGTCACAAAGATTACCACGATTTTACAGGTGTGGGACGACATCTGTGTCCCCGAGGACAATCTTTTTTTCGATATTGTCCTCGGAGATTAGGGCTTGTAACAGGCTTATCGCGATCGAGGACGATGTAGACGTAAAAAAGTATCAGGGGACCCTAGAGTGCATGTGCAGATTCGCCTCTATATAGAGAGCGATTTGCATAGGCGTTCTACGAAGCTGATATGGGGGGTTCCTTTGTCATATCGTCCTCTTAAGTACTCGACCCCCTTAGAACGCCGGGTATCCGAGGACGTAGCTGGGACGATATACGATTTCTGGGACGTAGATATTGTCCCAGGCAACGAGCGAACCTGGTTTTTTACATCTGTCAAGAAAATGTCATAGCTTTCTGTCGGGCAAAAAAGACTTGCCGTGTCAAGAGGGCCCTTCAGCCTTCGGCTGAGGCCCCCCCTTGGAGGGGGTGCCCCGCGCGCGCGTGATATTCTATGTAGGCCTGGCCAGGCTAGTCCGGACCTAGTATAGCCTAGTAAAGACTAGGGGCAGCTAGGGGATAGCCTAGAGGAAAAGCCCTATATCTTGCAAATAAAAATACCCCGCCCGGCATAGGCCAAGCGAGGTAGGGACTACCAGCGACTGGTGATGACTAGTCTAGGATACCCTCTTCACGTAGCCATTTGAGGAATTGAATTTCGGCCATTGTGTCACCTCTCGCTGCTTCTGCTAACTCGGCCAACCATAGAGGAACCACGATCTCTCGCGTGAACTCCTTCACTTGAGTGTAGCGTCCATGCGGTACTAGCGATACCGACCAATAGCTCCTACCGGGTCCCGTCCAGACCTGGCCCTCGTATAGCGTGATCTTACCTTCGCGTATAGACAAGGTAGATTCCATACCTACCCCGTCACCAGTTCCGATCGCACTCCCTATCCTGTCAGCTTTAGGTGTCATTACACACCTCCTTGTTGGGTCAAGATTGATCGGGGGAGGCGTTCAAGTTGATTGATTTCAACCAACATAAACACGTAACGATCACCTCCAATTGCTCCGAGATCTATCCGCCTGTTCCGAATATGGGAAAGCTCCTCACTAGCATGAAGGGGCATTAGCTGCCCGATATAGAAAGCTCCGCTATCGTCTATGAACCCGTTCTCATTTACTTCAAACATACCCACCATACGAGGGGAATTCTCTAACAACATACGAAGCAAACGCCGGGTGTTCAAATCGTTCTGCCACGTATCAGACCTAGTATTATTAAATGGTTTCATTCTTTATTCCTTCGCCCCCTTGTGGGGGCTTCTTAGGTTTATTTGTTCTCGTTAATAGGGTGTGATCCCTAGTATTATCAGTATCCAGGGAATCGAAAGGACCACCAATACGAAGATAGTGATCCCCTCTTCTGGACTACCTATAGCCACTGGTCAATATTAGCGAAAGTCATGGTAGCGCGCTCCCAAGCGAGGGCTAACTCCTTCCGAACATCACTAGTTAGCACCTTGGACTTGTCTACTACAACATTTTGACCGGCTATCTTGTCATAGGTCGTTAGATCACCACCAAATGTGAGCTTATAGCTTGTAGCCTTCTTTCCTACCCACACCTTAATATTCACGGTGGCAGGGTATTTGTCCGCTGCCGATGGGGTAAGCTTTGTAAGCTTGCATGCGATCACATCCGGTTGGGCTGTCTTTCGCGTTTCGGGCTTGGCTAGCAAAGCCTTCATTTCTCGCAACTCACGTTGAAGCCGTTCTAATTCGGTCTCTGGTGTGGGGGGCTTTACCTTTTCTGAAGGTCGTTCTGTCCATGGGTCCTTCCCTTGAAAACTTAGCCCGCCATATTGGAAGGTCTCTTCCTTCTCATTTTCAGGTAGGTAGTCGTTGATGTCGAATCCCCGCTTCTTTGGTGGCGCTGCTTTGGCGGCTAACACTTTCGCCAGTTGCCCCATGAGCCGAGCCTTGAGCTTTGCTTTAGACGTGGTAAATCCCCCGTCCCTGTTGGGCTTGTAATTTACCTCTGCAAACACCGTACTCATTGCCGACGCTACAATAGGGCTAGTTGTAGCCTCATTGTATATATAGTCATGCGCGCACTCTTCGAGCATACCCACCTTATCTAACATAGGTGCCGATTCTACGATTCTGCGCAGTGTTGATTCCGCGTTTAGTGAATGTTTCATTTTTTCCTCTTTCTATTCTATTAATGGGCGCTGAATTGCGACCCGATTCCAGTATCGTCATGCTGGTGACACCATGCAAGCACCATTTTGATATTCAGCCGCAAACGTCACCTTTCGCTGGTTACCTTTTCCTGCTGGTCGTGGTGCAACTGGCGCAAACCCCCCTAATTCGACCCCTTATCTATGGCATTATAAGGCTTTATGATTCTGACCTTGCCTATCGCCTGCCCGCTTCCCTCCCAATACGTAAAGATATACAAGGAGGTACGCCAATAGGAGGTACGCTGATGCCATTGGTTACCTTTTCCGATGTCTCAAAACGACCGATGCACCACGCCGCCCTGATTTGCACCGACCTGCAAAACCACCAGCCAACGCCGAGAATCAAATTCAACCTTGACGGCGGTGACACCGAACGATAAGCTCAATCCAGCACCGAGCAAACCGACGACGAAACCGGCTCACTCGATATGCTACTTAGATATTTATTAATAGAAACAATAGAGGAGAAGAAGACGATGGGATTACTATTCGTAGAAGGCATAGAAGCAGGAGTAGAAGTAGAAGAGATATGTATACCTGGTACAGGTTGGGTAGGTATCTTTACAGAGGAGGCACGAGAGTATCTCCGTAACCGTGATGAAGATGAGCTAGAGGATGAATGCCAGGTAGTCCCTGGCTTTGATAGTGAAGCAGGGATTGAGGCATTCCTCGCAGCTAACCCCGATAACCTTGAGGTTATCCCTGAAGGAGCTAAGCACTACCCTAGCTGGACTGATAAAGAGTGGGACTCAGCAATAAAAGCAGGTGACCTAACTCATCTCTTCGAAGGAGGGATCTAATGGCTGTCGAACTGGATGAACAAGAGGCTGCATTGTACTTAAGTATGATGCAGTTAGAGGAGGTAGTCAGGACTATCGACGAGAGATTACTAACATCTCTTCAGTCCATAGCGAAGGAAAGCCAACGGCTAGCAGACCGTAGGGTAGAGGAAGGCGACCCGGAGCCTGAACGTAGGTTCCACATAAGCTTAGCCAACCTAACAGGTAAGCCAAAGGATAGTGTCCGATGAAACCTAAACTACTGTGGCTTAAGGCGACAACAGCAACTAAGCTAGGGGCTATCCCAGTCTCTTATGTAGGAGAGACTAGGGAGGAGAGCTACGCTTCCTGTAAGGGCTGCCCCTTAGACCCAACTAGAGAGGATGCTGACAGCGGTGATAACTGCTATTCCCATCCCGGTACACCAGGGATGGCACACTCTAGTATGGCTAGGAAGATTAAGAGGTGGAAGGATGCAGGTAAGTACGCTGAAGTACTTACCCACTACACCATTGACCGAGCTTTAGCTGGTCGTTCCTGGTCAGCTAAGTACGTTAGGAACGTAATGCTAGGGGACTCTGCTAGATGTGACCCTAAGGAGGTACGCTCTGCTCATGACAAGGTTAGGGAAGAGGAACTAGGTTGGCTTAGCTATACTCACTTCCCTTTCCTGGTAGCTAGGCGGGGAGATCAAGACCTCTACTGTGCTTCTCTCCCTGTTAAGGGACTGAAGATGGGGCTGTTCGCTCAAGCTGACTATGTGATAGATGCTCTAGGGTTTAGTCGAGCGACAGTAACCCTACCTTCTGGTTGGCTTAACGAGAATGGAGCTACCTTCACTACTCCTGCTGGTAAGCAAGGGGTTGTTTGCTATGAGCAGATGGCGACAGCCTTAGGGAAAAGGCCATTAACATGTAATAATTGTGGGCTTTGTGACCCTAAGGAAGAGGGACCAGAGGTAGTAGGGTTCATCAACCACGATAATAAAGCAAGAGGATACTGGAAGAAGCTAGCAAAAGAGAACATAGAGTGGGCAATTAACTTAACCAAACCGAAGAGGTCAGCATGAAACAGCAGATAATAGAACTACTAGAAGAAGTACTAGAGAGACTAGACCCAAACGATATATACAACCCGCCTCTTATCTTAAAGGTTAAGCGGCAGATACTTAGGCTTGAGGATGTAGCAGAGGTACGCCATATCTCTAAGCTACAAGAGAGTGCAGAGGAACTACCCTATGCAGTTAGGAACCTGAACCTACCTGACCTAGAGGAGTACAGAAAAGAAGAGGATGCGCTAGCTAGGGAAGAGGTTGAACGCTCCCTCTATGCTGCTGGTATCATAGAAGATCCCGACTGTGATGGAGGGCTCAATGGATAACCCAAAGTTAGCACAAGAGAAGGGAGATTGTCTCCAAGCGGAATCAGCAGAGGCTCTGGGTGATCTCTTAGCTAATGTAATCTTAGATGCTTATCTAAACCGAGCACCTTGGTTCAAGGGCACCTTGCAGTCGTATCGGCTCCATAGATGTGCCCACGGTTTACCTGGGAAGTATTACGATAACGATAGAACATACGATGCTAATGCAATCATGCAAGACCAAGAGCACCAGACGGAAGGGGACCGGCAGTTACTAACGAAGACCCATGCCTTTGAAGTTAGTCAAAAGCTAGTTGAGAAGTATATTACTTGTCTAATGTGGAGAGGTCCGGGCTATTACCTGCCGTGGCATGCTCTTGGTGAAGAGTGGAAGCTATTACTCAATGAAGCTAGGAAACTAGCTGAGGCTGATGAAATGCTTGATGATAACAGGGACTCGATGCAATCCTGCATCGAGGAAGGGGACTATAACGGAGCTAACTACTATGATACCCAGTATGACATGACATGGGAGGAGGAGTATAGCCGACGTTCAGAAGTGGTTCGTCTTCTAGTCGCTAGTAACTTTGACTTTATAGCGGAGGCTGAAGATGTCACATCCGAATGAACATCTCCATAAAATAGAAGCCGCAGTAAGAAACCCTCCCGAAGGCAAGAGGCTATATGAACTTGTTAGGGATACCATGTGGTATTCCGACTGTGTTTATGAGGAGGTGGGATGCTTGCGTAAAGAGGTTAAGCAGCTAACCCACCTAGTTGGGCAGTTAATCAAACAGAGGTTGAAGGAGAATGATTAGGCTTCCCCCATTTGCTTTGAAGTCTGTCCTCAAAGATGCTGCTCCTAGTGAGACAGTAAGAGTGATTAGATTCTATTGGCGTGAGGGGGCTCAAGCATCGATGGAGGTGCAGGCTCTTACGTTTAGCCCCATAGCTGGGGACTTGGTTACCTTTAGAAAAACACAGTACAAAGTGGAGTAGTAATGAGAGAAGATAGACACTGGGAACATGACCATGAAAGAGACTACGTGAGGGTTACCCCTTACGAGACAGTTAGTAGTGAGAAGGAGGAGGTAGAGATAGAGCTGGATAGTGGGGAGACAGTAGAGGCTCTCGTTCACTATCATTATACAGATGAAGTACCGGGAGATAGGGTAAATCCCCCTAGTCCAGCGACAGTAGAGATCATTAGGATTAAGGAGATTATACTTCCTGAAAGTCAACGCAGAAAGGAGGGTCGATGGACTGCTAATGGTAACCCCATCTATGGACGTGTCCTTTATAGCTGCCGTGAGGATGAGTGGGTTGACCTCATACCTGATAAAGCTTTCAAGGATCTAGAACAACACTTACTAGAAGGAGGTATCTAATGGCTCACTTTGATTGGTGCTTATACCAAGTAACATCTATCACCCCACTTAAGTGTACCAAGATAGATATTGAGGCAGACGATTTCGTAGTATCTACACAAGAAGGAGATATAAACTTAGAAGAACTAATAGATGATTACCTAAGACTTAAAGCAGAAGAGAATACAGCAGAAGAATTAGTAGAGGAGTATAGAAAAGAAGAGATAGAAGAAGCACTGGCCGATGCGCCACTTGACGATCCGATGCACCACTCGTGGGATCGGTACTTGAAACTGGCAAATCACAAATCGAGTTGACCTGGGGTGACACCTGGTGATACACTGGCGATGCCGGTCAACGAGAGCCGGCATTGGTAACAACCTTTCCCTAACAATAACAATACTAATGGAGCATTCATGCTATCCTACATCGACCCCAATGGAGTAGTCCACCCTAACCTTAATCCTCAAGAAGCTATGCAGTTTTATAGGGACAACGGATTTAGTGGGCAGATTGAAGAAGAAGCAGACACCGTGACTATAGAACAAGAAGAACCTGATATTATCGAGGCAAAGGAAGTGCCTACTCGTATGCTAGTACCTGTAACAGCTACTAGTACTAACCTTGAAGTTAGGTCTATCGAACCCCCTACCCCCCCTGTTTCTGTGGAAGAGGAAGAGGAAGACTTTGCTAACATGAGAGGACGGAAGTTCTCTAGTGCTCGGGATCAGTTCACTACCAAGACTCTTGAAGAAGTCTTGGCTAACCTCGAAGACCTTGAAGAGAAGGAGGACCCTCAGGATTACCTACGAAATGCTAATGGTTTCATCGTTAAGTTTAAGGGTGAGCAGCCTTCGGGTCAGTTCATGTTTCGGGGCGATGCATGGGGAGAGCCTATCCGGATTAACCGGAAAGCATACCGAGAGCTATGTAGTAGTTTAGGGGGTGCCGGTGCCCTTAGGACATGGGATAGGCAGCTTCGGTTACGGGGTGGAGATAAGCTTACGGAAATGTGTATGGGTTTGTTTCGTACACACTACAATAAGAACCACCTCTTTCGTACTGCACTGGGAAAGGATGGAAGGCGTCATCTAAATGCTATGCTAAGTGAGACCTACTCGACCTATGATAATAGCGCTTACATTAAAGATGTTATCATGTGTCTTGGTGAAGACCTAAACGATTGGCATGTCATCCGATATGATTGTCGGGATGGTAGGCTTCATGTTCAGTTGGTCCACGTAGAAGATGCCTATACTAACAATGAAGTAGGTGTTCCTGTTCCCGCTCTGACCTTAAGGAATGGGATCTATGGGGATGGTAGTTCTCTTTTCGCTCCTAGCATCTTCAATAAGTGGTGTAGTAACGGCTGTTACCATTTCAATGCTAAGACTACTAAGCGTTGGAACCACACTGGGGACAGTGGTTCTCGTATCCGTCGTGACCTCCCAGGTCTTGTTGAAGACATGCTAATTGATGCTAACGGATTGCTTAAGGCTTACAATGATTCTCTTATTATTGAGATTGATGATGCCTATAAGTGGTTTGAAACTATGGTAGAGAATACAGCATGGATGACTACCGGACTTAAAGAAGAGATCCGTACTACTATGCTGAACAACCCTACTGTTCATGGTAACGGTCGGCTGCTAACTAGTGTTCCTGACGCCATCACTTACGTGGCTCACGAGCAGATTAACTTGGGTAAGCAGATGAAGTTGGAACGTCTTGGTGGTGAGCTTCTTCACCGAGGACTACAACAAGCAGAGAACAACAGAATCCTTTTACCTATTGGGTAAGGGAGGGATTGGTTAGCTGGTACTTGGGGAAGGGCCAGCTAACTGCCAAGCCGGACAGGGAGGCATACCGTAGTGGTTGTGATTCCACTTAATCAGGTGTCTCATCCCCATTTTAACCTAAGAAGAAACCAGAGAACGAGGAGTAGAGATGAGTAACATAAATATAAACCTACATCATATTGAAGCAGTCGGGGTTAGCACCCGCGAGACACGAGGGGAGCGAGATACCTTCCCAGTCACAACCATTATCCTTGTAGATAAGGACAATAACCACACAGAGATAACATTATTCAGGTGTAACGCTGACTTTGAATTCATTGGGGATAAGTCTGCTCTTGATTTTGTTCGGGAGAGAAAGCAAGAGAAAGCGGATGCTAAGTTATTTCGTAACCTTACTTCGGAAGAGGAGAAGAGCTTTATCCGATGGGCACGAGATAACTACAAACCAGGTGAGCCAATCAATTCCCTATGGCATCCGGTAGCTAGGCAAGAAGCGGAGTGTATGAACCGAGAGATCCAGAATGAACTTAGAGAGGAGGTATAGCATGAACGAAGTAGAACAATTGAGACGACAACTGGTAGCACACACAAACAGAAACGCAACAGAGAGAGAGGAGCTAGAAGATAGGGTAGGTCAGGTATGGGATACCGCACAACTGCAAGAGGACTTCAGTGTAGTGGGGTTCGGTGCTCCCTATGTTGTGGTTAGACGTAAGGCTGATAACGTAGAGGGGAGCTTACAATTCCAACACCGGCCACGCTTTTACTATAACTTTAAGGAGGCTTAAGATGGGTGGAACTAGAGAAGTATTTGTAGAGGGTAAGGTAGAGGAATTCATAGATGGTAGCGATCTTAACGGAGACGTTACGATAACAGAGGGGAAAATAAAAGGGGACTTCACTGTTACTATTGAAGTTAGTGACACTCTTGAATGGGAGTACAATAACTCTGACATCACCGACATGCTTGACTATGAACAAGGGGAGTTAGATTTCCTCTGGACATGGCTGGAGGGTAACGGCGTAGAGATATGGGCACAGTTCCTAAACTATCTCATAAAGAATCTGGCGTTGGACATGGAGGATACGCTCATCCTAAGAGATATAATCTTTAAGCACCAGCGTGATCTTATCCTTAAGGAGAAGGAGGAGAAGGATGCGGCTAAGGTATAGCTCTTCAGTTAGTTCTCGGTATCTCTATGATGTACCGGGAGTAAAGGTAAGGAGGTCCGACGTAGCTGTCGGGCCTCCGGTTAACTGCCGTAACCTACTAACTCGTAAGCCTATCCAAGCTAAGTCAGAGCCCCCTTGGGACAAGCCTTCTAAAGCCCTAAGGGATTGGGTTCCTGATTGGCTTACCGACTATCAAAAGGAAGCATGGCACTACGCTCAAGATAGACTAGGGTCTAACCTTTGGCACGCTTGTGGTGCTGGTAAGACTGCAACCTCTATCTGTTGGTCCCTTAGTGATGCCTGGGGTGGACCTATCGTAATTATAACTAGAGCTACAGCTAGACGACAGTGGAGGCGAGAGGTAGAGCGGTTATCTTTTATCCAACCCCTAATCTTAGAGGGGCAGACTCCCAAGAAGATAGGGAAAGAAGTACGCATGGTCATCATTGGTTGGGAGTGCCTACCCTACTGGGTAGGGGAGCTAACTCGATGGGGTAAACAAAACAGATTCTCGGTGGTGTTCGATGAGATTCATAAGGCTAAGAGTTGGAAGCGTAAAGAGAAACATATCAGAAGCGATGGTTCTGTGGGTTATCGTCTGCTTGATAACATCGCTGTTGCGGCTATGCGTTTATCCCATGCTGCAAGGCGTCGGTTAGGTTTAACAGCTACCCCTATCCGTAATGTCCTTGGTGACCTTTGGGCTCAACTTGATTTGATTGAGCCTAACTGTTGGGGGCATAGCTTAGAGTTTAAGAAGAGATATTGTGACGCAGTTCAAAACCAGTACGGAGCTTGGGATGAGAACGGTGTGTCGAATAAGGAAGAGCTACAGGCTAGGCTCCAAGAGGTTTGCCATGTAGTGAAGTACGCAGAGATGGCAAAGCAGTTACCCCCTAAGCGAAGACAGCTATGCTACCTGTCCAGGGCAGACCAGAACAGACCCGCTGCCTTTGCTGCTGACCTTAAGCGAGCAGCCAAGAGCGGAGTCCAAGCTCTCTTCGAGATGAGGTTACTAGAGGCTGCTAGTAGGAAGCGGGCCTATGTAGTGGAGACAGTACTCGAAGCTGTCGATGCTAAGCAGAAGGTGGTAATCTTTACCGGACGGCGTACGGATTGTGAGAGGATAGCCGCAGCCTTAGAGAAGAAGAAGCCCGATCATGTTCCCTTATGGTGGGGTCATGGTGGGGTTAGTACTAAGGAAAGGGATAGTATGGTATCAGCCTACGCTGCCTGCGAGGAGCCGTCTATCTTCGTTGGTACTACCGATGCCTTCGGTGAGGCGATAGATGGGCTACAGCATACAGACCTAGCTATCTTCTCCTTACTACCCTGGACCCCAGGACAAGTAACCCAAGCAGAGGGACGCTTTTCTCGTAAGGGTTCCACTCGTCCGGTCCTAATTATGTACATGGTAGCCGAGGGTACAGTGGATGAGCACGTAGCTGACATCCTACTCGGCAAGCTTGAAGCAGTGAGTAGTACGCTAAACGATAGTGAAGCGGCTGGCTTAGCCAGTACGCTAGCAGGAGAACAGGATGAGGATGCTGTCATCGCAGACATCCTACAACTAATGGAGGTACAAGATGGCTCGGAAGAAGAAGGTCAAGACTGAATGGAGACGCAAAGGTTCAGGGTTTGTAACCCTACGTATGCCTAAGCATCTCCTAACTGCACTTGATTTAATAGCTGATCGAGAGGATAGAGGACGGTCTAAACAAATCATTCGGTACGTTCGTCAAGGCTTATTGAATGATGGAGAGAATATTATTTACCCAACGGAGGAGTAAAGTATGGGAACTAACAAGAAGGAAGGGTTTGTAATCCTACAGGTCCACCTAACCCCGGCTGAAGCTGACGCGCTAGCTGAACACGCAAGACGGGATCTTCGACCGCGTAAAGCTCAAGCAGAGTTCTGGCTTTTAACTAAGCTTTATGCAAGCCGAGGTCCCTTTAACCGTGAGCAAGGTCCACCTAAACCACACTAGGAGAGAGGATGACGACAGCATGGAATGAAGATCAATTACACTCATCGAAGAGACAGGACTGGGAAACCCCCCAAGCTTTGTACGATGCACTGCATGAGGAGTTTAGCTTTGGGTTAGACGCAGCGGCTACTGCCGAGAATGCTAAGTGCCTCCATTACATTGCAAGACACAGTTGTGACCTAAGTCAAGGCTGGAATACCATCGAGGGTTCCCTTCACTTTGATTGGGCAAGGGAAATGACTGGTTATACTGGTGCGGTATGGCTTAACCCCCCCTATGGAAAGGACATAGGTAAGTGGATAGAGAAAGCTTACCGGGAAAGCTTGAAGGGTTGCACTGTTGTGGTGCTCACCTTTGTCCGTAGTGACACTAGGTGGTGGCATGACTGGGCTATGAAGGCAGCAGAGATACGGCTTATCAAGGGTAGAATCAAGTTCGGCTCACCTCTTGGGCCTAAGTTCAGCGGGACTGCTCCTGCTCCGTCTTGTCTATTGATCTTCGATGAGTCTCGACGTGTCCCACAGTTCACAACTGCAACTGACCTACCCAGGAGATAGCATGACTAAGCAATTACTTAACGCAGGACCATCCGATGAGTAGTAGTTGGCCCGACCCCAATGAGTACAGCCTAATGCGAGACTGCCCAAAGTGTGGCGCGAAGAAGTATGACCCCTGCACCACAAAAAAGAGTGGGAAGGAACTATTAAATGTACACAAAGAACGGAAAAAAGTTGCGGAAGATTTAGCCATCATCGCATGGCACCGAGGAAGATCATGAAGAAGTTACTTAACGCAGGACCATCCGAAGCAGGATGGCATAGACTACAGACAGTATTGAGATGCCCTAGACTCTATGCACTAGGAACAGATTGGGATAAGCCCGCTCTAGTGAAGGGGGCCCTTGTTCACATAGGACTAGCCCACCACTACAAACGGATGCAGTCAGAGCAGAGAGGGGAAGACCCCGATGAATGGTACAGAGCAGGGGAAGCTATTACTTGTTTGTCCATTCAGGAGTACGCTCGAACAGGTAGTGAGCTTTGGATGCAGTTTGCAGAGATAGCTCAAAGGGTTGTAGAGAACTATGAGTTCCATTGGAATGCAGAACAGTGGGAGATACTAGGGGTAGAGAGGGAGCTTAGGGCTAATGTCTATGATGAGGAATTAGATACGACCTACCTGTATACTCAGCGAGCTGACCTCATCGTTGCGGACAAGGGTGGAAACGTCCACATTATCGACCACAAGTCCACGGCACGCATCGCTCCGAAGGTTGTCAAGCGGTACGCATTGTCCGGTCAGATGCTGGGCTATCAGTTGTTCGGTCGAAAATTGTGGGGTAAAAAGTTTGCAGGGGTGATGCTGAACATGCTACAATTCCCCAAGAGCCTCGATGGGAAATTCGAGTTTACAAGACCAACATTAGAATCAGCACCAGTAGCAGTACAAGACTTAAAACAAACAATCATATACGCAGAGAGAATAATCAGGAAGTACAAAGACCTTCCTCCTAATGAATGGCCCGCAGTCTATCACGAGACAGCCTGTTGGACACCGTATGGGGAATGTCCCAAAGCAAACATTTGTAAGTGGGGAGAATAGTATGAACGCTAGAAGTAACTCTAAACAAAACCCTGTGTTCGGTATCCTATACGGACGACCAAAGACAGGTAAAACCTTAGCAACCTTGAGAGCATTCCCGAATGGCTTGTTCATCGCTCCAAGGGGAGGACTCTCATGTAAGAGTTGGATCGACTGGGAGCCTGCTTGCTTAGAAGCAGTGGACGTGGAGCAACTGCTTCAAGTTCTAAGTGATAAGAAAACCAATGTAGCTCAGTACTCTGCCATCATCATTGATGACTTTAGTATCATCGCTGATGCTGAACTCACTAAGCTACGTAAGACACACAAGATTGTATGGGATGCATACGCTGTCCTATCCGACAGGGTGTGTGAGTTCCGTGACCTAGCTCGTAAGCTCCCATGCCATGTGTTCCTGACCATGCATGAGCAGCCTCCTCGTGAGGTTAAGAAGGTAGGTGGGGTTAAGTACATCCCCGGCTCTCCGTCCATCGGTGGGCATAAGCTACCCGAGAAGCTACCAGCCCTGGTAGACTTCGTAGCTAGGGTTACTTACAACCCTGACTATGGTGGGAGTTGGCCATATGTTTATCAGGTAGCACCGGATGAGCACTACGTGACTGGAGACAGGCTGAGCATCTGTCCCGGTATCTTCTCCCTGAACCTTAGAGAGATGCTGATTGCAGCAGGCTACTCCCTCCCTCGACCCAAGGAGCTTGGGTGGACAGAGAAGGTAGTCGATAAACTTTACCCAGTGATACTAGAAGAGATGAGAAAGGAGGACCCTGACTATAAGAAGATACTAACTAAAGTAGCTAATCAGCTAAAGGATAAGAATCAGAAACATGTACGGTGGGCCTTGTCAGATGCATTCGATCGGGCAAGACTAGCGTACCACAATACAAACATAATCAATACATTCATAGACAGTTTTGAAACTGTTGAACTCTAGGAGAACATATGTTCGAATTAGATTTTACTGGCGTTACTGCATCTGGTAGCGTCCGACCCATCCCTGAGAAGGGTCTTTACCGAACCCGAGTCATCTCGGTTAGCCAACGAGAAACCAACGCAGGGAACCAGCGTATTGAATTCAACATGGTTGTTGATGAAGGTAAGCATAAGGGTTGCACTGTGCGAGATGGGCTTAACATCCTTGACCGGGCAGAGTTAGGAGAGGAGAAGTACTTCCAGCGGATGAGCTTCTGGAAGACAGCACTGCTCAGTATGGGTGTTGGTGAGAGTAAGCTTACTGGAAAGGTTACCGGCAAGACTACTCTGCTTGCTTGGTGCAAGAAGAACTGTGTAGGGAAGGTAGCATACTATGAGTATGAGCCTGCCATCAATGAACATGAATGGCCTATCAAGAAGTTCCTCACTCCTCAGCAATACGAAACATTGACGGCTCTTGCAGCCAGCTTCGCAGAAGACACCAGTGGTATTGAAGTGGAAGAAGTGGACGAAGGGGACAACGGAACTCCAGTTGTTGTCCGGCCAGCCACCCCAGAAACAGATACAACCGACCCCTTAGACTTCATCGATCTGTAGTATATCAAGTCACTCGCATCCCCCCTCCTGCCTTGGGTTTCCCATGTCTCCCTGCTCCTCGGGAGGGGGGATGTTTGTGTTTAGGAGAATGAAATGAAATCCGAACTTCGCTTTATCCAAGTCACCCCAGACTGCCCTAACAATATGGTAACGCCCTCGAACTTTCTATGGGTGAACGTTGACCATATCGTAGCAGTTGAATCTTCTCATGCTCTAGCACTATGGCTTCTTGGAAGGAAGAAGCCTGTGTGGATATTAGAAACGCCCATGGAATTTTTTACTCAACTGAATAAGATCCTTAAGTTTTCTCCCGAGGACCTAGATGGACTCTTTGAACCCAGCCCTCGGAGGGACCGGTGAGTGAACCTAGATGTGACGAGTGTCCGCTTAAAGAATTCTGGGAAAAGAAGGGTTCATGGGCTCCCGTCTTCGGTGAGTTAAACACAAGCGATACCATCATCGTTGGTGACGCACCCGGTAAACAGGAAACAATCTATGGTCGTCCCTTCGTTGGACCCTCTGCTGTGGCGGCTGTAGAAGCTATCGGAGCCTGCGGAAAAGAAAGGCATGACGTAGCCTGGACTAACGTCTGTGGCTGTAGATTCCCTAATGACAACGAGAAAGAATTCACAGCCAAGCTAAAGAAACAAAACCGTAGCAGGAAGAACAAGTCCCCCACCCCAATGGAATGCTGCCGTCCTCGACTAGAGCATGAGCTTAGTCAGTACTCAAACATAATCAGCTTCGGTTCTCTCGCTACGAAAGCAGTACTACCAGGGAACCCAAGCCTTAGTGCGGTACGCGGAGGACCTACCTCGAACAATGGGTTTAAGATATTGCCTACGTTCCACCCTGCTTATGCCCTGTACAACATGATATGGAAGCCTATCTTCTGGCGGGATGTGGCCAAAGCTTTCCGTCACTTCGAGGGGAAGCTGAACTGGAAGAACCCGAAGCGTATCTTCTTCCCGTCCGGAACCTACCTTCATGAGTTCATACAGCGGTGTAGAGACTCACGGCGAGCGGTAGCCTACGATGTGGAGACGGACGCTCTAGAACCCCTTACAGCAGGACTACGGTGTATCGGACTCGGCACAGAGGATGAAGTACTTCTGGTCCCGCTTCTGTCTATCGATGGCGTGACGAAGTTCTACCTCCCCGCTGAAGAGAAGGAGATCAGACGGCTCCTCTCTGAATTCTTCGTTGATCCCACCATCTGTAAAGTTGGCCACAACGCCGGTTACTATGATCGGATAGTAATCGAACAGCATTTTAATGTCACTCCTACTCCGCTGGTAGATACTATCCTGCTGCACCGATTAGCGGAAGGGGAATACCCGCATGGCTTAGGCTACATTGGCTCTGTCCTGACTGATGTACCCGCTTGGAAAGCAGACCATACGGCGACCACAGCTTCTCAAGATAAAGAACTTCATGACTATTGCATGACAGACGTCTGTGTGACTGCTCGGATAACCAAGCCCTTACTAAGAGGAGCCAACCTGCGTAAGCAGAAGAGTCTCTATGATGTGGATGCCAAGCTCCAAGACATGTGCGTTGGGATGCATCGGCTTGGTATGCGGATCGATGAGGGCAGACGTAAGGAGCATCACGAGAAGCTAAAGGTAGAGGTAGAGAAGCATCACCTTGTGCTAAAGACTTTGCTTGGAGATGAAACTCCTAACCCCAACAGCCCCGCTCAAGTACAGCGGTTGTTGTTTGACAAGTGGTATCTACCTCCTCACTCTTACACAGATACTGGTGAGCCCAGTGCTAATGACGCTGCGCTTCGCTCTCTGATTACCAACCCCCTAGTGGACGACGAGCAGAAGGAAGTCATCAGAGCGTTGCGTGGTTATCGGAAAGCAGCCAAGCTAATCAATACCTATATCGCTAAGCTAGCCCCCGAGAACTTAGAGCTAGTCAGGGATGGTTACGTTTACCCTGACTACAATGTGACCGGGACTATCACGGGGAGGCTAAGCTCAAGCAACCCGAACTTCCAGAACATTCCTTACAAGCTTCGGGATATGTTTATCCCCCCACCAGGATGTGTCTTTGTCGGAGCTGACTTCGATCAGCTTGAGCTACGCTTAGCTGCTGCACTAGCTGGGGCGACCCACTACTTAGATGCATTTGAGAGAAAAGAGATAGATCCCCACAATCTAACTGGACAAATGATGTTTGGTCAGGAGTTCTGGAAGGCGAGTGGGGCACCCCACAACAAGTTCGAGAAAGGGACAGGACCCTTTAAGAAGCTAAGAGATCTATCCAAGACCATCTGCTTCGCTTCTCTCTACGGTGCGGCTCCCCCTAAGGTCCATGAGATTCTGACTAAAGCAGAGGGGGACAACGGTGAGCTTCTATACGGTCACTACTCACTGCGCCAGGTCAGAGCCCTACACCACAAGTGGATGCAAGCTGCCCCCGAGTTCAGTGCTTGGTGGGCCGATGTAGTACGTGACTGTCGAAGGGATGGGTACGTAGAGGAAGCGGTCTTAGGGCGTAGACGTTACTTCGCAGACCTAACAGACTTCAATGCTATCGTGAACTTTGGTGTTCAAGCTGGAGGCTTTTCCATTGTAGCCCTTGGGATGTTGGATGTTCTTAAGCATCTACCCTTCCGCTTTAAGGAACGCACTGGATTAGTTAACCAGCTACACGATGCGGTTTTGTTTACAGTAAAAGAGCAGGATGCCGTTTGGGCCAGGGATGCCATCACTACACACCTCACCCGTAGAGTACCGGAATTAGCCGTTACCTTTACAGCCGAGGCTCATATAGGAGAACGCTGGTCAACCGTTTAACCCCCCAGGAGAGAACATGTTGTACGTTAAAACCATTGAAACAAATATCAAACACCCAGGAGGAATTAAAGTAAACACCCTTACACCTAGAGTATTCTTAACAGGATCGAATGGTTCCGGTAAGACGGCTATCCTCAACGCACTTCAGCTTGCGCTGACAGGAGAAGCCCACGACTTAGGGATCAAGGACAAGGCTAAGACAAGTACGCTGCTTCGGCACCTACTACCTGAAGGGGAGGAAGAACTCTACGCAAGGGTGGACCTAGTGAATACGACAGAGAATGCGACTACATCCACCTACACCTTTGAGTGGACGCTCGTTCCAGGGAAGAAAGCTAAGCGAACCAGACCTAAAGATGCACCGGAGCCCCGGCTCCTTATCCCAGAGGCTGAGGCTGCCCTAAAGGGAACCAAGCAAACGATGCTCCGGTTTCTAACTAAGTACTTCGGGACACAGGACATCCATAGGCTCCGAGCCAACCTAATGGGGGGCACCGATCTCCCCTGGAATAAGAGAATCCTCCTCACTGAAGCGGCTGCACGGAAGTCTATGAACCAGCATAAGGCTGGGGCTAAGGCTCTTCGGGTTGCACTTGAGCAGCTAGGTGGGTCTGAAGCTTCGGATGGTGCGATAGTAGCGAGTGCTATCGTTACTCTCACGGGGTTCCAACTTGGGCATAAGCTCCCCATCTGTGGTGTATGTGGACAAGAAACCTTCATGCATGTCCTACAAGAGCGGCACGATAAGGCGAAGTCTAAGATAGGGGACGAGCCTGTTTCAAGTAGAATCTCTGCTCTGAAGTACGCCGCTGAGCAGGCAGACCGTCAAGCTAAGGAAGCAGAAGAGCTAGTAGGCTACTGCTTGAAAGCGATGGAAGCGGACGTAAAGCACAACCTAACAGGTATCCTACGTGCGATTAACCACCGGACACCAGCCGAAGGGGGGGATGATCCCTTTGGACTCGCCATTGAAAAGAGCAGCATCTACTTCACCTTTAACGGGGACCCCCTTGTTTCTGGTGCTGAATCCACATGGCTGCTGACTGCGGTAGCTTCAGGCATTATCAATCGGGATAACTCCTTTCATCTCATCACTACACCAGACCGAGCGTTCGATCATCGAGGGATAGCAGACTTCTTGAAGGCATTCGGTAGTGAGGCAGGACCTAACCAGATCTTTGTGCAGTGTCCTATCCAACCCAGGGGACGACTCTCAAGTAAATGGTGTAAGGTAGATATGGATGAACAGGGGGAGTAGATGGATTATTACGCAGAGGAGCCGGAACTCCCGTGGAAAATTCCCATACCAGATACGATTGAAGTTCTCTTTGAGAGTCAGTTAGCTGTGTATGAAGACCCTAAGCTCACCGCTATAGCTGTCGAATTGATCCTCCATATCTTAGACTTCGACTACCATGTGGGGTTCGAACACTAGGGGCATCTTGCTTTTAGCTTGAATTATCGTTACATTTATCTGGCCGCGCAGAATAAACCGCAACCTGGGGTCGGTGATATATTCTCGTATGTCTGTTCTGCGCGGCTTCCCCAACCAGAGGTCCGCATGTCTGAAGAAGAAAAAACTAAGCTCACCCTTGATTCTCTTAAGCAACCAAAGGTACTCATCGCAGCAGCGGTAGCCGCACTCGGAGGTATCGTGTACGCAGGTGACGGGTTCACTGTTGAGTTCTCTACCTGTGCGACAGAAGAGGCGCCTACCTTAGAGATTATTGAACTGGGGCCTGCTCCGGAAGAGGCGGCTGAGGCTGAGGTCGAAGAAGCTGCTGAGGAATAGGCGTTCCTATTATTTCAGCGACTTGCTGTACGTCAGCTAAGCGTGTCCCGAAGAGCGAGAGGGCAATTGCGAGGATGATGACAACAGTCTGGGGGTTCACTAAGCTTTTGATCCACTGTTTGTGGGCGATCTTTGCTTCCTCCTCAAGCTCTTCTCTACGGATGCGGTAGTCCCGCGCATCCTTCTCGCGCTCCTCTAGGAGATCCATCATACGAATCTGTTGTGTGGAAAGGATACCGTGCCTTTCCTCTGCCTTATCAGCGTGGTGATCGAGGACTAATCCAATCTTAGATACATCGATCTTTAGTGAAGACACATCACCCTCCAAGTTTGAAATACGTCTCCCGTGCTGGTCAAGTCTATCCTCGATCTCCCCACTCATAGCTCGCTACCTTCTAATAGAGTATACGTGAAATTGTCACCGAAGTGCGAGCAGGACCTACCTACAATCGCCAACAATTCAGCAAAGTCATGGGGGCTAGCCAATACCTGACACCCTGCGCTCCACCTACCTACCTCATTGGAAGTGGTGGATGAGCTAGCTCGATGGATGTTAATCCCGTAAAGACCAGAAGAGGTATTCCCCTCCCAATCTAAGATCTCATCCTTATCATTGTCCCGCCATACATGGATGGGTTTGACCTGGACAATAGCGTTATAGCCTCGGTGTAAACCTAAAGCATAGGCCCCCCGGTACTGGCCAGGTACTACAATCGCAGTCCCATTTACATTGAGAGGGTTCTCCCTGTAATAAAGACCGGGATCTGTAGTGCAAGGCCAACGCCGAAAGGTCCAGTGCCCATATGCATCACACCAAGTACAAGTCATCCAATCATTAAAGGTATTGGATGTAGGGTCGGAATGGCGTACACCTACTAGGTTAATCGACTCAGGACGACAAAACCAAGCGTAGCTCTTCCTCACCATTGTTTCTTGAATGTTGTCTAGAGTAGGTAGGTTCATTCTACAGCCAGCTTCCCTGCTTCTTCGAGTCTATCGTACACTCGTTGGACTAGCGGGTGTAATGTACTACGTGCAATAGCCTGGAGCAATATCCCATCTAGAGCTTCGAGTGGTAGGCTTAGCCAAGGGGGTAGCCCGTTCCACTTAAGAAATTTATCTGCTTCTTGAGCTAGTGCCTCGATAACTTCCCCCATCTTATCCTTACCAGGGATGGTATCGGAAACAAGCTCTAGGATCAGGTCTTCCGCAAGGGGCTCAAGTACGTCTAGCTTGATCCCCAGGAAGGGACCCCGCTCCTCTTTAAGTTCGGCTCTCCGCTTCACGCGCAGGGCCTTTCTTTCGTCCTTGCTTAAGGACTGGCGCTCTTCTTTTGTTAGAAGCATTAAGCTACCCCACTAACAGTCCCAGACGCGGGATGTCAAAACCAATACCTAAAACCAGAGGCCCCGGAGGACTAGCTCCAGCAGCGGGGAGAGGGGATAGATTAGACGGGAGTCCAGGTATGATAGCCGGATCTATGTTATTAATAAACCACCCCCATTGTTTATTAAGACTAGCCGTTGAAGCCATATCCGGTGTTCCAAGCGTACTAAAGCCCTCTGACGCACCTATACCAGAACCCCCAGTCCAACCTGCCACTTCCACCCTACTATCATTTAGAAGTGCTAACCAATACATACCAGGAGCTAGTAGGACTGGATTCAGGAAAGCTTGCGTTGCAGGTCCAGCAACCGCTGCGTTAAAAGTGGGTGCCGCATGGAGCAGTCGTCCCGGTACTCCATTTATATTCGCATAGATTCCATAAGTAAAGTCTGAGCCCATAAATGCATTGTCAACATCTAAACCCATCTCTGTGTATCGCACTGGTCCTGCTGCCCATTGTAGAAACGGAACAAGCCAAAGCGCCTTGGTGCTGACTGATGATGGCCTAATATCCATCCCCTGCACTGCATCATAGACTCCGAGTGTCGTCGAGTCATACCACCTGGCATCCAGCATAGGTAAGCCAGCGAGGTGGGGTGGCCAAGTCTGCATGTTCTCTCCTATAGCTGGACTTCAGACCAGACAGTGATTAGGAAATCTACCTGCCCCCCCGCTCCCGAGGTTACTTGCCATGCAAAGCTTAGGGCAGCTGGTAGTGGTGCTTGCACTGGGTCTACTTCGTAATCAGATCCCCCTGTCGCAGCGACATGATCGTTAATCATAGCCGTAGTAGCAGAGGGAACAATAACTGCCCCGAGGTTAGCATAGAATACATCCTCGTCTTTGGGTGGAGGAGGAGACGCGGGGGAGACAATAGGGGAACGCTGACCGTCTACTATCCATGTGTCTAACGTACCGGCTGCGGCGGTGGTTAATTCTGCCCGCACACAGACACGGCGGATCTGTCCCCGAATCCCCAAGAGAGTTAGAGGCTCCATCCCAAAAAAAGGCACACCCGCACCCACAAATGCGCTAACTCCAAAGGATTGATGTCTGATTACCCGTTTGTTGTAATAAGCCACAACGGCACCTCACTAGATAGCGTTGGTGTCAGCAAACGAGATTGCACCATTAGTATTATCTGAAATAAGAACATAGCCAATGATACGTGGGTTAGCTGGGGCGGCCAGAGTCCATACCCCTGCTGCACCGATAAAAACTGGATCGCCTGGAGCGGCAGCGAGGGTATCAATCGGATTGCGTGCTGTGCCTGTAGCGATAATCCAGGGAGTTCCTACACCGTAGCGTTGGTCTGGGATAGCATGACGGAGGAATAGGATACGACCTGTGATCGTGGCTGGAGCCCCGCCATCAGCAGGCTCTACAATGGCTACGCCTCCCGCTACTCCAGTAACCCGCACAGCGCAAAGAGTCGGGAGGGTAGTCCCTCCTCGGTTAAGAACCTTCTGCCCTTCTGTGTAGTTGAACGATCCACCAGGTTTGACCCATCTATTTTTAACACTAGGCACGAAAGCCTCCTTTACTTCTCAAGATATTCAGTGAGGCAACCCTCATCTCCGGTTGCTCCGCTGCGGTTTGAATGGTCTATCTCATATTGAAATATATCCATCGCATCTTCCTGCGACGGTTTTGTTTTCAACCATGATTTGATTGAAGAGATTGTTTTAGTAATCGCTTCAAAGTCTAACCCTTCAAGAGCAGGAGCCGGGACAGGTTTCGGTGCAGGCTTCTTTACGGCTGAAGCTCTTACATATCTACCGTTGACTAATGGCATATTGTCCTCTCTTCGAGGGGTACGATGGATTCTTCACCCAAAGACCCTCCCTCTCTTCAGGGGGGCTATTTTTTCCACACGTCACTATGACGTGTTCTCTCCATCGGAAGCTTAGCACTATCCTCAATCTCTTTCAACTTAGTTTCGATCCCTCTCATCTCCCACTTGAGCTGGTTCTCGGGAGCGAAAGGGACTTTTCGTATACCTAAGAAGTTACCTAACATTACAGCCATGCCCCTAGCCATGTCATCCTCCATGTCGGGCTGAGCGGAAACTATATTCCCTATAATCGAAGGGACCTGGGACCCGAAAAAGGGGAGAAGCCGATAGAGTTGAATGGCGTCCGCGTTTCCCGTGAAGCGATTCTGATGGATTTCGAGATCCGCGCCACCTAGATTCAGGTATTCTTTCCCAACCTGCTCGACTATAGCAGCCTCACCTAGACTAAGAGGTCGATGTTTGAATGAATTTCGATAACCCCCTAATTGTTGTTCGGCAAAAGCTTCAAACCAAGGAAGAAGCATCTCTATCACCGGCTGAAAGATAGCCTCAAAACCGGCTGTTGCTGGGCCACCAAACTTACCCGCAGGGATTACATAAGAAGGCTCCTTTCCCCCAAGTCTCCGGGTGAAATTGATCAGCTGGGCTATGAAAATACTGATCCCTGTAGCAATCGAGAGCTGATGAGTGAACATCTCGGCAGATGTAATAGCAGGGCCGATGTATGTCCAGTGGGTATAGAACCTCCCACTTATATCTTCTAGTCGGAGCGAATGGTCAAGAGGCATTGGCCTTTGGCCAAACACCAGACGCTCAAAGCCCCACCAGGGACGTATTTCGGCCATCAAAGCATCCCACTCTTTGCTAGCCGTATCTATATTTGCTTCGTTGTCATCTTCCCATTCAGAGAACTCGTCTAACGAACGGATAACTTGGAGTTGTCTTCGCGCTCGACCCAGAGGGGTACGCCCAGTAAGGATCTTCGACATGGGCACGGGTTCTGCTAACTGTTTGGTTATTGCACTCCCATGTCGGCGAGCAGCTAAACTAAACCAACGCCAGAAGGTTGCGAGGTGAACAAAAAACTCGCGTTCAATGTCACTGACCCCATGCTTCCAATCATAATAGGTATTGAAAACAGCTTGTTGCGCCTCCCGATAACTCGCCCCTTGATTAATAATCTTTTCTAACCAAAGTCCTGTTCTCACCCGCTGTTCGCCATAGACCATCATCTGGGCGATAGCAGCGTTCCAGGCCCCTATTTTTCTCCCTGCTTTCTTATGTAGTTTTTCTTTTCCTTTTAGTGCATTTATATCCGCTTGTTGGAGTAGACCTCTCTCTGCCTCAAAGGTAGAAAGAATCCCGTCTTCGGCTGCGCGTATACGTAATTCTTGTAAGTTATGTAATCGTCCACGAGCATCCCGATAAAAAGTGCTTGATGCTTTTCTTGAACCTATAGTCCAAAATTCTTGGAGTCGAGGGTTGAACACAGCCGCAACTACCGACCCGGATTCGTTTCCGCTTGCTGCTTTGAGTGCTATGTAATCTTGGAAACCCCGCCCGACAAAGGGGATATTTACAGGTAAGTTCTGGAAAGATACTTTCGACGCTGTTTTAATTCCTTCTTCTTGATGGACTTGAAAAAAGTTACTGACAGAAGTACTTGTCCAGTGTCTAGGATTAGCAAGAAATAGCCCCGTTACTACAGACTGACGCCATAATTTTACAAGATTTAAGAGCATGCTTACGGTCCAGGCCCCTAACTCATTTATGTATAGGGCGGAGGGTAGGGCTCGACGCACCGTGCCCTCTAAATCTTGTCGAATACTTTTATCATATGAGCCCTCGATTTCTTTTTGGATACTCCCCATTACATTTTCAAAGTCTTCGATAAGGTCTGTCGGAAGGTAGGCATTCATTCCAAAGGGGTCTTCGCTTACCCGTTGTATTGTTAGTGACTGTTTCGCTGCTTTATTAAGGAGTCCCTTTGTTGTTTGTCGGTTAATCGGTAAGCCTAGATCATTAAGTATCCCCAATGCTCGATCAAATGCTTCGAGTCCTTCCTTAGTGCTCCCCCAATTCCCGGTCACCATGGCGTTCATCGCATCTGCTTCCTTCTTAGACAGGGTAGGACCTACAATTCGTGCCGCCCTACTAATCGCCTGTGATTCAATCTTCGCCTGAAGAGAAGCAAGAACAGCAATGTGATAGCCTCGAACAGGATCTTCCTTGGCTATTTTGAGATCAAACGGCGCTTCACGTAACCGCAGACCCAAAAGGCGCATAAAGGTAGGGAAGTCAGGGGCACTATTCAAAGCTACATAAGCCGAGCGAAGTAGCTCACCGGTCTGCGTCATCTGCTTACCTCTTGGCCACAGCGCCACACTTAAAGTTCGCAAGCTTTTTGGGGCATCTACCTTCCCCTCACCCCAGACAGTGGCTAGTCGGGTTTCCATCTCCCCAGCTGCATTCCTACTCTTCGTCGGTTTAAGGCCCTCGACCTTGTTCATTTCCTTACGGAATTGTTTGCTTAATATTTGAGCCCATTTGAGTGCTGCTTGCCGTTCAAGTTCTGGTGTAGGCGGGAGGTTTCCTAAGACTTCCGCACGAACCGACATCTGGGTCACCCCTTTTTTTTCCAGCACTTTCTCTGCTTTTATCTTAATCTCCTGGCCTAGACGGCCCATGCTGATCTCACCTTTGCCTACCCTTACGGTCCATCGCGCGTTGTTTCGGAGATTGACGCGAACAGCATCCCAGAGGTTTACCCCCGAGTTCATGAAAGTTTCTCCCATCTTAGTGAGTTTCGTACCAATTAGAAAGGATTCCCCGTCCATATACCGGGTAAAGAGATCCAGAATTTCATCACTAGTGAGGTCTTCCCGAAACGCTTTTTTGAGAAGGGAGTCAACTTCTTCATAGGCCCGAGTCGAAAGGTTCTCCGCTGCGGCTACTGTCTGCCGTAACTGGTCCGACATCTCTTTAGTATTAACTGCGCCCCCCCTAAAAAGTCGTGAGACAAAGGAGGTCACAGCTGCGATCCACCTGTTATCAAGGTTGCCTCTTTCCTGCTGAATCCTAAGGCTCTGTGCAATCAAATCTAGTCGCCGATCTTGTTGCCAAAATTTGTTGGCCGCCACGGCAAGTAGCTCTTCGAAGTCTTGAATCCCGATTAGGTCCCCCGGTGTGAGTGAAAGAACCTCTTCCGTACTTGATAAGATTTTATTCACCTGAGTACGGTCCCCTACAGATCTCAGTCCAATATCATCGTCAGGTAGCTTACCCAAGTTCTCCCAAGCTTCCTTATTCTGAGCAAGAAAGCGGTCTACTATTCGCTTTCCGTACCTTTCGTTTAGAGTTTCTCGGATAGCTTTTGGCCGCACATCGATAGACCCCTCAACAACCCCCATACCCCCCACACCCTCGACTGCTCCTTCCGACCATGCAGGTGTCTTCTCGGTAATCCGTTCAATTTTAAGAGACGACCGAGACGACAAACCAGGAAGCTCCACCTGAATATACTTCGGAATATCCTCAATGACAGCTTCAGCAGCCTCCAATGGGGGGACCCCTTTCCCAATCAAGCGGGCGATCTTTGCCTGCATTACACGCGGAACCTCGGTAAGAAGTTTGGTAAAGGTATTCGCATTTAGCCGCCCGCCTCTACGTAGAAGCGCATTATGGTATTTCAGCCCCTTGATATAGCTTCGCGCACTATCGTCCCAAAGATTACGAAGAGAAGTAAGTGCTTCTCTTGCTGCAATTTCAGCCTTCTTCGCAGCAATGATCTTTGCTTGCACATCACTAGGAGTTTTTAGTCCGAGCTTTTCTGCCTGCTTAAGGCCCTTTTTCTGTTCTTGCTGCGCGGCTTTTACCATCTTCGCTGCAAGCTGTTGTTTTTCCTTAGCTAGTTTTGACTCCGCATAACGCCGTAAACGAAGAAGCTCAAGCGTACCAACATCTACGTTTTCAGCGGCTTTCATGATTTTTTTAAGAATCGGATCACTGGGCGAAACTCCAAGGGAAGCGAGGGCATCTTGTCGAACCTTCTTTGCCGCCTTGATCTCGCCTAGATAGTTCTTAAGAAGGCGCGTAAACGCAGGTGTTCTCTGTGTTTTTACTGCGGCCCTCGGACTCGGCAGCACAAGCCTGCTCATTTCGTCCTCAGTAAGGGCACGCCATTCTATTCCACTTTTGTTGGCTTCATATCTATGGTATTTGGCGGGCTTCCCCAATAACTTGTCAAAATATACGGGCACCAGAATACCATCTTCTCTAATCACAACCTCGACCTTAGATCGCCCCTTGCTTGAGTACCCCCGAAACACGTACTCATCATCCTTAAGAAGTGCTCGAACCTGGATCTCAATATCCTTTTTCTCTTTACTAGTAGCTCCAAGTGCCCGTTCTAGCGGAGTCTGTTCAATAACTTCTTCAGTTACTCCTTCTATGGTTTCGTCCACAAAAGCAGGCGTTTTCCGAAACCTTTTTTCCATTGCGGTAAGCAGTTTCTGCTCGACCTGCGTTCTTTCCACTTTAAGTTTTTCTAGGGTGCCCCGTGCCTTCTCTAAATCAATCTGTCTGTCGGCTTTCTTGCCCGCTTTCTTCGCTTCTGCCTTTATCTGCTTACCAAGCTCTTTTATTTCAGCACGGGTATCGCGGATACGTTTCGCAACCCGGTTGCTAGAATATTGAGACAGATACCGATCCCATTTTTCTTGTGGCGTTCCCTTCGTTTTTAAGTGCTTTACTTTCTCTGGGGTAGCTGTCAGATCGTCCTTGAGTCGTGTCTCTGCTTTAGTTAGTTGGGTCTGAAGCTCGGTGGCCTCATCTGTTAAGCCCGTCATTTCATCAAGGCGGGCAACAGCCCTAGTTAGCCTCTCGATCTGCTTATCTAATTCTCCGCGTCTAGTCCGTAGCTCTACCTCACCCACTGTTTTTTGGAGTGTCTTTCCCGTTAACACCTCTTCCTTTAAAAGAAGCCCCTCAATTTCCCGTACCGCCTCTCTGCGTTGATCGAGGTATGCTTTCTCAATTTTATACAGTTCTACTTTTGTCTTTTCCCCTTCGGGGAATATCTTTTGTTCGAGAAGCTCTTCAAATTCTTTTTGTTTTAGCTGATGTAATTCTTGAATATCAGAATACTTCTTAAGACTCCGCTTAGGGTTTCCTACCGAATCAAGAAGTGACCCCGAGACTCGCACCTCCTCATCCGCCAATGCTTTCATCTGAAGAGCGGCGTCGTACTTAGTATCTAAAACCTCTTGTGATGCTTTAAGCTCAGTTAACTTGGCTTCATTAACCTTCGCTTTATTACCCGTTTCTAGGGCCTTCTTCGTAGCTACCTGTGTACGGGTGTGCTTAGTTTCGGCCTTCTTAATTTCCTTTCCTAATCTACTAACGACCTCTGAGGTATTTTTACCTAATTGCGCACCGACTTGCTGTTCAATGATCTTCTCGGCAGCTTCAGCGTGAGCCGCGCTCCACCCGAATGCTTCTCGAAATGCGATCAGTTTGTCTTTTGTAGACTTATCAGATGAGACTACTTCCTCTAAGCGACTAATCACGTGCTGGTTCCTACCTATCTTTAGTCCCCTACTGATGGGGGAAGCAACTTTCCCGACGACCCCAAAGGCCGCATCTAGTGGACCCAGATCCGCGACCAAGAGGATAGGAAGTCCTATCCCCAGTCCTAGTGCCTTCCTAAATTTATATGAATCAATCGTAGACTCGATTGAGCCACCAAGAACATCCCCTGCTTTTGTGATACCGAGAAGGTCAGCGGTTGTATCCCCTACGTCATAAAACCTTTCCGTTAAATCCCATTGACCCGTCGTCATCATCTCATAATGTTCTGGTGATCCCCAATGATCCCACAAAGACTCCCAAATCACCTGGGGATTAGAGGAATCGGGGGGGTCCCATGTAGTGATCCAACTCCCAGCTACAGTAGATGGAACTGTTCGAAGGAATTCAAAGAGTTGGCCGTGGGAGATGTTCTGCGGAGTAACTTCCTCATAAATACGACCAGCTGCCGCAGGGCCCCCCACCGTCAGCCCACCGAGCGTTCTCCAAGGTCCCATGAATTTGTTCATCTGGGCTTGACGCAGTATAGGAGTCATAGGAGTTGCGGGGGCAGGTGCATCGGAGGAAAACATTTCTGAATAGTGTTTTTCTATACTCTTTTCCGTGTAATAAGCAGGAGTGAAACCTCTCCCACGTGAGCCTAAAAAACTCATCACCCTCATATGCGCGTGCCGGATAGCCTTCTCCCCTAGTTCATCTCGGAGTTCAGGATTCTTCATGTAACTTTCGTATGCGGCCTTTGGGGTAAGGCCCTCCCTTTCCATCTGTCTAAGGGCACCGTTTCTTAACTGGATATACTTACGTTGTCTAAGGCTAGTCAGGGCCGAGTTGAGGTCTATGTTCCATCCCCTGTTCTTCACATGAACGAGAGGGACGTTTATATCCGCTTTTGTCTTCTTTACTGCGTCCGACTTCTCTTCAAGGGCGCTTAGCTTATAAAACCTGGCCAGACTATCATAGTCTCCGATGTCTTTCCCGATAAGAGGTTCTTCAAACAAATCGAAGTATCCTTCTGTGATTCCTGCCTTTTGAAGTGCTTCCTTTGCTGTTCGTGCAGTAGCCGCTCCTGCGACGATTTGTTGGGGGGCTTCTTCTGCTCCCTCGATGGGAATTTCTGCCGTAAGGTCCTTAACCTCATCATCCCCAATGACCCTAGCTGTGCCTTTGATTTTCTCGGTGGGGATAGGTTTACGTTCTTTCAGTGCCTGTTGCCCTTGTGCAAGCTGCGTCCTAATCTTGTGCCATACAGGGGCTACATACTCTAAGGGAATTGAGCGTGCCTGTTCTTCCGGAATACCAAGTCTTTCAAGGCTTAAGCGGAGAATTTTTATTGCGCCTGGGGTGATAGCCAAAGGCTCAAAATCAGCAAAAGCAACCTTCTCTCCTGTCTCTGTAATCTTGCTCTCAGCTTCCCGGAGTAGCTCTCGGGCGCTAGCGGGATCTTCTCCCTCTAGTTCTGGGGGACGTTTTTCCTGCTCTTCCCCCTCTCTGACTCCTGTAAAACCTTCTCGGTCTACAGCCCAAGCAGCCACCCGACCAAAGCCTCTGCGCTGCCCATAATAGGGTAGAGATGTAGCGGGACGGTACATTGATTCCGCATCGTATAATTCTCGGAACGGAGGAGCGACCCACCCTGAGAGTTCTATGATCTTCTTTCCTGGCCAAATCGAGGGGGAACTCCCCTCACCTGGGGCCACCGCTCGTTTAGGGGCTCTCCCCTCAAGGAAGTTTTCCATGCGCGAATAAAACGAATCGAGAGTAAGATCACCACCCCCACCTTCCGGATTAGTTGTATGGCCTGCTTTGTTCAGCCCTGCTAAATGCTCTTCCTGTCGTTGAAGTAAAATCTTATCTTCATCTTCAGGGAGAGCCCGTTCATGAACGTATTTGGGGGGCTCAGGAGGCTTAACTGGTTTAGGCTCTGGAGTAGTAATAGGAGAAGAGAGAACGGGAGCCGTGCCCGATAAAACAGACTCCTCTACAGGTTCCGGTGTTACCTGTTGGAATTCAGGCTCTTCAGGCTCTTCAGGCTCTACGCGGTCTCCTTCCCACGGAACCACAGGGAAACCTAGCTTCCTCAAGCGTTCCCTGCTTCTTCGTTTTGCCTCCAACTCCGTTTCACCTGTGAAGAACGGTCCAGGCATTATCCCTCCCTATATTAAGGTAGTTCCCAGTTCCTATGTGGGTAGCCAAGGGGATAATTGGTGTCTACTGCCTCCTCCTCGGTTACTTTCTCGTAAACCTCAGCAGCTGTTTGGGTCTGGTTGAGCGGGTCATTCATATTGATAATAGTGGACGAAGGAGTTTTAGCGCGTTCGGATGCAAAATCTAAAGTATCCTCAAACGTCTTTTTCGGGGGCCCTTCCTCATCCTTTTGAGGGACCAGATTAGCTGCCTTAGACGTTAAGCCATACAGTCGGTCTAATAATTCCTGGTCCTCATCAACACCGGCTGCTTCTTCTTCTTGTTCTCCACCTACACCGTAAACCAGATCTCGTATGAAGCTATCTTGATCGGTAGGAGTTTCTACCTTTTTCTTTGCGTCAATTGCAGCTGTTACTGTTGCTTCATCTCTAGGTGGCACATCCTTTTTTGCAACAATATTCAATCCGCTTCTTATCATCTTTGAAAGAAGACTAAAATCTGGTTTCGATGCCTTGTCTGTTCGCATCATCTCGTGTCGTGAGTTCTTTAAAATTAACTTAACGACTTGTTTATCTGTTAAATTATAGCCTTTCCCTTGCGGTGGAGGAGCCGTTAGTTCTGCTTTAATCTTTTGGACTGCGGGCGACTGCTCCATTAAACGATAAGCTTTGCGCACAGGAGCAGGACCTAAGTCTTTGTCATAAGCCTCCTCCATCATTCTCAGATTCTTAATTTCATTTGCACGCTCATCATCTACAGGTCCCTTCGAGAGATCCTGTGCTAGCTTACGCATAATCCCCGTAGCTTCCTCGTCATTAGCCGCCCCATCGATTCCTTTCATCGCAGCTTCAATATTATTAAAGAGCTTTTCGTTCCATGTGCCACCAAACGCTTTACGTCCTGCTTCCTCGTACTTTTCCGCAGACTCAAGTAACAATGCGTCTCTACTCGCCTTATACTTCTCTTTCCGGGCCCGGTCATCCTCTACAGCCTGAACAATGACCCCTGCTTCGTGTGATCCTTCTAGATTTGGATCGTCGAGCCGCATCCGTAGTGTGTTTAGAAAGCCCTCAAAAGTCAGTTTTGGGAAGGCACCTTGGTGGATCTCCTGAACAAAAAATTCTTTTGCTCCGGGTACTCGGAGCGCATTAGAAGCCAATACTTTCTGGATTTGTTTCGCAGCCTCCCCGCTTATTCCACCAGTCCTCTCATCTACGTACTCAGAACCCTCCATCTTAGAGTTTAAGTCCTGTATAGCCTGGTCTACCCGCGCCATATTTGATTCATCCCCTCTACTCTCCATCACAGAATATTGGCCTGCTTGTTTATACGCAGCATCTGCTGCCTTAGACTCAATCTCTGCACGTGTTCGAGCAGACTGGTTTAACTGCGCAATCGCACCTGTATACATCCTTTGGATCTCGGCAACGATTGAACCTTTATGCCCTAGTTGGTTCTTTTGAAGGTCCTTTAAAAGCGTCTGACCAAACTGCACGGCTGCTTCCTGCTCTCCCATTAGGGCATGGCGCTCTTTCCTAAGTGCAGCTTTCCGAGAAGCTATCTCACTAGGAGTGTAACCAAATTTAGGAGTCATTCTTGAAAGCAGTGCGGGTTTATTCCCTGCAATGGCTAGCCCTGAACCAACGATTTGGAGCGCACGCTGAGTACCAACTTTCTTCTTAAGCTCTCGAATTTGTTCTGCACGCCTCTCTAACTCAGACCTTTCAGCGTCAGTTAAGCTTGCTAATAGATTCTGTTCTACTGCCATTATATATTCTCTCTAGTTTTACTGAGTGGATGCAGTAATTGTGGGTGGTGGGGTGGATGGCGCCGGATCAATTTCGGGTGTGGCGTCCCCTGATTTACTAACTTGTTGTGCAACAAGTTCCGCGAAACTCCCGGCACTATCCAAGACTTGGGACCAAATATCAGCGCCTGCCCCTGAATCGGACTCATCATAAGCAGCCGTATAGGCTGCCCTCATTGCGTCATACCTTTGTTGTTCTTGGGCCTTCTGCGCGAGATCACTAGCCCAGGCCCTTTGGGATGCTTTAGCAGCAGCTTGTTGCGCGTCAGCGCCCTTATCCTCTCGAAAATCATCAACCATACGCTGTGCGTGAGCCGAAGATGCCCCTTGAGCAAGAGCCTCTTGTTGTACCCGTTCTTCTTGTGCGGCTTGCTGTTGAGCCGCCGCAGTTCGTTCCGCGTCCTGCTTCTGCTCCAGTTCAGCATCCGATAGACCAGTTTCTCCAGCCGCAATTTTAGCTCGCAGCGCCTCAATATCATCAGCTTGTTGGAGAGCCATTAGATCGGCCCTTTGCTGTTTTTGCCAATCATAATCAGGGGCCTGCTTCTCTAGCCACTTTTCCTTTTTTGCGTCCGCCTTCCACTGTTTATCTGGATCATCTTCCCATCTAGCAAGCTTCTTCTTTTGACCTTTCTTTAGGTGTTCGGAACCCTCCCCTGAGTATTCCTCCTGTTTCTTGGGATGGATTACCCGATCAAAAACCCCGCCTTTACTAAACCATCCCATGACCTACTCCCCCCTTCCGGTGGATTCGGGCTGTGCGAAGATTTTTTTAATTATGGCCTTAGTTAGCTCTTCTAGCTGAGCTAAGCCTACCGGTACATTCCCGTGCGGTTCCCTTCGAGAGACTTCAAGGCCAGAATCCTGGAAATCGATAGAGCCAGTGTCCGACGGCAAACCAGTGTCCGACGGCAATCCGCTGTCCGACGGCAAACCAGTGTCCGACGGCAAGCCGGTGTCGGTAATCAATCCGCTGTCGGTAATCAATCCGCTGTCGCCAGAATCCTGGAAATCGATAGAGCCGGTGTCCGACGGCAAGCCGGTGTCGGTAATCAATCCGCTGT